CCTAGTGGCAAGATCGTTCTCACTGATGGTACCAAGACTCTGGCTCAGCTAGAGGCTGCTCCGTTAGTAGATCAGGTTCTTACTGCTGCTGAGAAGGCTGCACTTAACGCTGCATATGCATCAGGTTCCTATGTACGTGCTGCTAATGGTGTAGTTGCTCACGGTGACAATGGTAAGATCAGCGACGATTCCCTCAACTTCGTAGCTGATGGAAAGATCGTCCCTTCTTACCTTTCTGCTTACATCGAAGATGGTAAGTTCACTGTAGATGCTTTACCTGACACTGCCCGTGCTGGTATGGTCTATGTAAGCACCTATGCTGATCTGGCTAATCTTACCGATGAGCAGAAGAAGTCGCTGGTCTATGTCGTAGATGCTACCGACGATCCGTCTGGCAACACCAAGGCTGGCGGTGCTCTCTATGCTTATGCAAATAATGCATGGACTAAGATCGCTGAGCCTGAGTCTCTTGATATCGATGTCAGTGCTATCGAAACTGATTATGACAACGTCCAGGCAACTGGTGCAGTAATGTACGATCATGATGTTCTTATCACCACCGGTGGTGAGGCAGATGCTGATACTCTTGCGCTTCTTGCTACTTCCGCTAGTTAACTCTATTTCCACTGTTAATACGAGGTTTTAATTATGGCTGTAACTCCCGGTTCAAAGTCTAAGCTTAATACTGTTAAAGGTGTAAGTGCTGTCCTTAGCATCACCAATGCTGAGAAGACTGCCCTTTCTACCAAGGTTCTTCCTGCTAATATCCTTGTTAAGGAAGATGATGGTAAGGTATATCTCACCGATGGCACCAATGCTATCTCTGGACTCAAGGTTCTCGTTGATCAGGTTCTCACTACTGCTGAGAAGACTGCTCTCAACGCTGCATTCAGTACCGGCTCCTATGTAGCTGCTGCTGGCGGTGTTGTAGTTCACGATACTAATGGCAAGATCGCTGATAGCTCTCTCAATGTAGTTGCCGATGGTAAGATCGTTCCTTCTTACCTCTCCGACTATATCGGCCCTGATGGTAAGGTTCTCGTAGAGGCTCTTCCTGATACTGCTCGTGCCGGTGTCAAGTATGTAGCTACCTATGCTGACCTCAATACTCTCTCTGCTGAGGAGAAGAAGGCTCTCGTATTCGTTATCGATGCTACTGGCGACGCCACTGTCACCCAGGGCAGCGCTATGTACGTTTGGCAGAATGATGCATGGCTGAAGATTGCAGAGACTGAGTCTCTCGATATCGATGTTGATGCTATTAAGTGCGACTACAATAACGTTCAGGCCGCTGGCGCTGTCATGTACGATCATCCTGTATTTGTAGAAGCTCCTACTGCAACTGAGCTTACTACCCTTATGAATGCTTCCGCTGGTGCATAACTAGAGCCTACTAACTAAGCTCCAGCTTAGGTGCAGGGAACACTTAGTGTTCCCTGCACCTATCGTAGTGAGGAGGTGTATCATGATGGAAGCTATAACAACGCTGCTTATATTCATCTGCGCTGCTTTGATAAGCTCTCTAAGCTACAGTCTCGGCAAAACGATCCGCTATCATGAAGATAAGCTCAGAAACGTTCAGAGTTCGATAGATCAACATGAAGTTGACATCAATCGACTAGATAGCACATTAAGTGCTCATATCGCAGAGGACAAAAGACGTAAAAAAACTAACTTTATTAAAAGGAGATAATTGAGTATCATGCCGGCTAAGCCCGATTATGTTGAAGCCTTTATCAGTAAAGGACTATTTTTACTAGCTATGGTTTTTGAAAGGATAGATGGATCAGCTATTAGCGGGTTGATGTACGATGTCTTATCAGAGTGCGGTGTCAACGTTAGCACCGTCAATAACTTATATCTGATAACAGATGATCAATTAGCTCGGCTACATGAATATGAAAATACCCATCGTCAAAAACTCATTGAGTATCTGGATGGCAGATTACGCAATGAAGCTGAACTTCGTCAAGCCTTAAAAGATCAAAAGAAACTAGTCAAATCCACATTTACCAGATACCTCTTAGGATGGTTCCTTGTAGTATTTTCACTGATATACATCTTCGCACTTACATTCTTTGAAATACCTACAGCCAATCAACGTTTTGCCGATGCTTTCGGCGGTATACTGATCGGATGTGTTTTCCAGACCGTACTTGCATATTTCTTCAATACAGACGTTAGCAATAATCCACACTTAAAGAAAGCTACTGCCCCGAAGTCAGATGACGAAATATCTAGTGAAGAATAAAAAATAAAGTAATCGACTGCGTAGCTCTAATGAGCTACGCAGTTTCGGTTATTCTACTTCTATCCCAGTAGCAGTAAGTCTATGACGGGCATTCTTAGCTAGAAAATCGCATCTGTTGTTGTACTGATTGACCGAATGAGCTTTAACCCATCTTACAATCACGTGGTGACCGAAGTGGTTAATCAATCTTATATATTTTTTCCATAAATCTGCATTATTTATTGTATTACCTTTTTTATCTTTCCAATGCTGCTTACGCCACGTATAAGCTGCTACACTACCGTTGACTACATACATAGAGTCACTTAAAATACGTATCTCACAGCTCATAGTTAATTTTTCTAAGGCTTTGATAACTGCAGTTAATTCCATACGAGGTATAGTTGTATCTTTCTCAGATCCACATATCTCAATGGCATAAGTTGGTCTAAGAGAAATGAGTATAGCCGCCCATCCTCCATATTTTTCATCAGGAGACCAACTGCCATCTGTGTAAATAGTAACTATAGGTTTTCCATTCTTATAAATCATCAGTTAGCCTCTTATTCTAAAAAATAAAGGGTACCCAAACTACGAATACCCTCAATTAAACATCAATACGGTCTAAGCTTATGATAGTTTTTATCTAAATACTTATCTACCGACTTAGATAACAACTTAGCTACACCTGTTCCGTGCTGATAACTATAGACTTTACCGTCTTCATCGACAACCAAATAAGTGCTGTCAGCATAGGAGATACGCTCAATCACCAGAAGATTCCGGGGAAACTTCTTATCGAAGTGACGAAGCGTAGCTGTGTCTATAGTTGAAACAATATACTCATCAACCCGTGACGCTTGCCCAGTACTTTCAAGCTCATCGATGTTCTCTGGCAGCTCTCGGGTGATACGATCCTTGTAAGCTTTAGGGAACTTCAGTTCAAGCATATCTTCAACTTTACTGATGAACTCATCTGCAGTAAGGTAATTATTCATCACCTTGTCAGACAGTTTACAAAGCGAACTAACAACTTCAGAAACATTAAGCATCTTTCAGATCCTTTAAGCAGTAATCTAAATACTCAGAAATAGAGTTGCAATCTGGAACCAGTTTGCCACCCTGCCAGGTATATACCTTACCAGCTTCGTCAACGACAGTTCTTATTCCATCAGTACCCCAACTTTCCAGAACAAAAACGTTCATCGGAAATCTAGTATCATTGGACCGTTCACTCAGTGTAGCAGTGATGACATTATCACTGCCGTTCACATTAAGACCAGTCCACTCATGGCCAGCAACGAGAACACATCCGAATTCCTCAACATACTTCCGGTATTCTTCAGGAAATTTTATTCCTAAAGTTTTCTCAGCAGCCGCTATCTGCTTAACCTGAGCTCCGTTACCTCGCCAAAGACCAGGTACATTCATTATCTTCCTAACAACATCTGTCATCTAAATCTCCTAATTTAGAAAGGGTGCTGAACTACAGCACCCAGATAAATACGACTATTCAAATGCTAAAGTACATCTTTAGCATCTTTAACATAGCCTATCCAAGGTTTCCATTCCAGCTTGGAATACCAATCATTGTACTCTGCTCTAAGTTCATCCGGTAAACTATCAGGAACAGTATGCTTCTGCAGCAGTGCAGCTTTTTCAGAAGGCAACTTACCTGACATAGCTATCCATGCCGGAACATAACTGTGTAAGCAGAGGTCATAAATAGCTACAGGATTCTGCCTAAGCTTATCATACCAAGCATTATACTTCTCAATAACATCTGGCGGTAAACTGCCAGTCATCTGTAACTGCTTAATCAGATCTCTGGCATAATACTTCTGCATGAATGGAATGTCGTACACTGCCTGAATCCATGGGTACAGATAACCCCCATCATCAATATCGTAAATGCTCAGAGGAATATCTCCATTTCCAAATGTCGGTATACCGCAGTGCTGATTAGTACACTGACATGGATTACCGGGCTGTTCGCAGGCATCATTGACCAGATTCTGATCAAGATTGTCTGTGACTAGTACCCAGTTACCGTCGTCATCCTGCTCAGCTAACAACTGAGCCTGAACTAAGACGTGAACTGGTGAACCACATACTGGACAAACTTTCACTTCTTAGTCTCCTCTTTAACATCTTCAACTGCATGATCTCCCGTGGTTACACTAAGCAAAGTAAGAGCAAGAGTATCTGCATTAGTGTTAGATGCAAGTACTGCTTTCTTGAAGAAATCCATCGGCATATTGAAACCGATATCAAACCACTTTGCCAAACTTCCGGCAGGAGCAAGAACTACACGCTCGCTGTCGATATAAGCAAACTGGAAAGGGATAATGTGCAGGATATCCTTCTCAGTTGTCTTAAAGTACTTGACGTACTTGGGGTTAGCGGCCTTAACAAGAACGTTATTGGCTAACGGCACCATGACAAAATCAGAGTAGACATCCATTCGATTAGGGTTATCCCCTAACCAAGTCTTAAAATGCTCTTCGTTGAGGATAGGGACAACAACAAAGTTATCACTGAAAATAGTTTGATAAATCTCGGTTATCATCATCATCTGGTCAACTATCCAAGACGGAGTCTTGTTATAATAGAATACACCAGTACGAGGTTTACGAACCTCACCATCCGCATCGGCAATGTTAGCCAGAGTGCAATAGGGTTTATCACCCTGAACCAGATCGTCAAACATGCTGAACGTACCGTCAAGCCAACTAACGGTATGCTCACCCTGATACTCCAGCTCAAATACAAAACTGCAGAGAAGAGTATAGTCCTTAAGTCTCTCTGCATCTTCAGGATCGGCTATTCTCCACGCCTTCTCTGAAGTAGCCTCTTCACACAGAGTGAAGGGGTCTTTATACTGATACCTATCATTAAGTCCAGCCATAATTACTCCCATATTTGTTTACGTACCATGATTCTGTTAAGTTATTATGTAACTCAACCACTTAGGTAATATATATCTAAAAGCCAAATGATAAAAAAGACCGCACCGCCTTTCGGCAGCACGGTCTGAACATCAGCGGACATAAGGGAGAATAATTATGGAAGATGCTAACAGTAGAGCAACAGGATTTTGTTCTACCAGTTTTGAGTGTCGGTTAGCTCAGCACTGTGCCTCACAATATAGTTAGTAGTATCTAAAAATTTATTCTAAAAGTGTAGTACCTCTAAGAGGTACTACACCTAATACTAAGTATGCTCTCTGGCTTTAGCACCTTCTTCAGAAGATACCCAGCCATAGATATCACTAAGTAGAGTTATATCCTTATCCGGGTTACCACCAGTTACTATGTTCAACGAACGGAGTATCATGTACAAAGGGCGTGTACGTTTATACACCATATCCCTAATTCGCATGGCAGCTCGTAACTCAACCGGTACCTTTTCAAGGGTGCTGTTGATAGGAACTAAGTTAACACTCTTCTTAGCAGATATCGAACTAACAAACAATTCAAGCTGGTTAGCTATCTGTTCAGAAGTCTTAACTAGTTTATCATGATAGGCTTTACTGATCATACGCTTATAATCAACATCAACTACATAAGCCTTAGTAGGTATCAGGATAGATCCATAAGTCGCTGAGTATACTTGTTCCCAGAATTTGTATCCAAAATAAATACTTCTATCTGGGTCGGCATACTCCTCAGCTGTACGTATCGATTCAACTTCCAAGAACTCCGTATTACCGCTGGTAAGACTATCGTACACCATACGTTCATACCGAAGTACTGCAAGTATCTTCTCAACCGGATCTATAACTCCGTTACGAGTTACATCATACAACGTAGACTCGATGAACCAAGTTACATAGTTCGTAGTAGCAGTACTAAAATTACTACCACGCAGACCTACACCCTTGATATCCAATCTAGGCTTAGCATACACTACGCCTTCCTGTATCTTTAACAGGCTGCAGTAGTGCTTCTTAGCCGAAGTGGTTATAACTACTGGCATCATGAACTCATTCTTCATGGACATCGTCAGCAGATCTTTACCTACTGCATTGAAAGTCTCGCTAACTCGATACTGGAGATAAATCGTGGCTTTGGTCAGAAAATATACCATCAAGGCATTCATGCTGTAAGCCCTTTTGGTAAACTTCAAATCGCCATTGAACCATTTTACCCAAGACTTGGTAGTAAAAATAATACTATCCGTATCGCTCAAACCTATAGCTTTGCGAAACATGAACTTATGTTCATCGACATAGCCAATGCTTACTTTGTGATTCATGAATACATCGAAAGCAAACTCAATCTGTTTAAGTTTAGATTCCATATGCTCAGCTATCGCCAGGAATTTACAAACTATGTCAGGATGAGCTTCAGGTACACCTTGTTCAGGCTGAGGGTCCAAACAATCGTAGATACTGATGTTGTTACCCTTCTTGTTTTTCGGTAACCAATCATTGTACGCTGTACTGATAACCGATATCAAATCGCCATCTACGTTCTTGATATCCTTGGGGTTACGTTGCTTAGTATAATCAACATTGACATCGCTAAGGATATCCTCCATCCACGGTCTCCAGAACGCGTCGTTAGTCATGACAACGTTCTTGAAGTTGCTCATGTAAAAAATAAATGCAAGCCGTGCTGGGGTACAATGTATCAAGAACTTGTGGATAGCGCTGAAATCACTTTCAAAGCAATACTGCTTAGCGTTGCTCATCAGAAATTTTTCAACTTCATCAGAGCTAGGCAAATGCAGTGAAACACTTTCACAAGCTTTCAGAACAGTATCATCATCAGGACCAAGTCTTACACAGGTTACCAAAAAGTTCAGTACTTGCTCAACAGTTCTGAAATAAAAATTACTTTCCAGAAATCTCTCGCTGTTGGCATAAGCATTCATGATAAAAAATCTTGAGATGCTTGTGATACTGTTGTAATTAGCAGGACTACTCAGGAAGTTACCGTTACAACCCATGCTACCACTAGTAGAGTTCATGTTGATTTTGATAGTAGCCTGCTGGTTATTATAAATCTTAGCTTTAGCCATATCCCCAAGTTTACGATACTTGAGCATAAGCTTCTTGCGTTCACTACGACGAGCTTTATCGTTAATGATTTTATTCGTCAGGAACGCAACATCGTTGTTCGATGTCTCGTAGATACTCCCAGCAGGACTAATAATCTTGGTTCGATAGTCATTACTGAACCCAAGCATATCTAACTCTGGAAATTCTACCAGATTACCGTAAGAGAGTTTTTTACTCTTCGGATGGTCTGGATCTACAGCCTTGACCGCCTTGATAGTTGGCCATACCGACCTAGGACTAGGAGCATCTACCCCGTACTCCTGGAGCATCTTCAGTAACTCAGCTACTGGAAACTTAGTTATCTCAGACTCAGCGTTCTCGATGAATTCTTCCTTGGCAACTGCAGACTTGAAAGTCTTAAGTTCAGCCATCTTCGGAATAACCTGAGTTCTTACCAGTTCACGATACTTGTCGATGTTCTTGTGAGCAGCCAGAAGATTATCCCAAAGCTTCTGAGCTCTCTGCTTAACCGAATCTTCAACGAACTTCCGAATAGTCTCCTTCGGAGTTTCTGGATGAATCGTTTCCAGATAGGTTATCATGTTCTCCCGATAAGAATCCAGTATCTTTGGCCTCTCTATCGGTTCTGGATGTAAATCAAGATTCAGTTTCATGATTGCAACCCTGATATTTGTTATTCTCAAAGCAAATCGATCATAAGTTTTAACTTAACAACAAAAAATTAAAATCTATACGACCGGTCAACTAAAACCACATCAATGTGGTAATATATAATTTCAATCTCGATGAACTTTTTACAATTTTCGATCCAGGTTTTTGCGTTGCATAGTATTGCGATCAATTTTCAAAAAGAAACGAAGAAGAAAGAAAGTAACATAAAGAAAGAAGAAGAAAAGAAAACCGAAGGTTTTTATTTATTTCATATACTCAGTATATACTACGTATATACTTCGTATATTCATAAATAAAACCCCTTAACAAACCTAAAAAGAAAATATCTTAAAAGAAAAAGGTCCTTTTTTCGAAAATCGAAAAAAGTCCCATTAAAAAATAAAATATTAGAATATATAGTGATTCTCATGGGATAAGTTCTTAAAATTAGAGATAACAAGAAAGCCAAGGAAACCTTGGGTTTTGCAGTTATCTACCGAGAATCACTATTTCTTCGACAGTATTTTTTAATGGGACAACATTATGATTTAGTCTCACGTCTGAGATGGATAACGGATTCTCTGCTAACATCAAAATCTCAGACGTATCGTGTGTCGTGTATCGTTTACTGTTTCAACTTCTCGTTTATCCTAGCTCTCACTTGAGAGTCCCTTTGGGAGGACTCTCAAGTTATTGAATAACAGCCTGTATTTCTTAGCCTATAACCTCTGAAAGAAATTAACTACCTAGGTCAGTAATGGATTGTTCTCCTTCGGATACCACCGGATTAGAATGTGATTATATTCTTCGACAGAACTATGTTTTGGATACGAAGTATAATCATGAGTACATGTGACTAGTGTTTGTGAAATAATTTATAAAACACAATTCACTATGATGTGAAACAAGTCTGCTTGGACAGTTGGTCTGAGCGGCACCACCTATGTGGTGCTACGTCAAGCAACTCATGAGTTATGATATAATCAGCCAGCTATTCGCTGGATAACCATACTTTGAGCGCATAAGCGCTGTAAATTTATACACGTGTGTATTTTTTCTAATCTGTGAGGATTACAATGAGAAGACGAATTGTTATGGAAGATCTGGGTAATATGAATCCTGGTGAGCTTGAGCCCAGACCTTGGAATGGCGGAGAAACCGATTTTACAAACGATAGTACTATCGGCAGTCTTCCTGAGAAGGAGTGTATGAAAGCCAGAATGGCTGCATTCCAAGCCATCATGGAAGAAGTCATCGATAATACTATCGATGAAGCTCAGGCCGAAAATAAGGAACCTGCAGAGGTAACCAGTGAGGTTTATGATACTGCAGAGGATGTTACCGATAAGGCCGTAGCTCTTCACCTCATTCCTGCAGCTACTCGTAATGTTATCAATAAACTCGTTGCTTACAAGCTTAGGCCTCGTAAGAGCCGTGCAGCTCTCTATGCTCGCGCAGCTCATCTCTGTGCTGAGGCTGTAACCAGCGACAGCAGTGATCCTGCTTACAATGCAGGTACCCCTGCCATCGATACTCCTATTGAGGCTTCTCCTGAGAGCGGTGATTATATTTCGACTGCTGTCTCTGAGAATAGCGAAACCCCGGCTGACGGTACTTCTCCGACTACCGCTTGGTGGAGGATGGATGACAGTGTTCCTGCCGGTGGTACTGCTGATGATCCTGCTTACAACGCTGGAACTCCGGCTATCGATACTCCTATCGAAGCCTCCCCTGAGAGTGGAGACTACATCTCCACCGCTGTTTCCGAGAACAGTGAGACTCCTGCTGAAGGCACTTCACCGACCACTGCCTGGTGGAAGATGGAAGATGATGATGCTCAGCCTGCACCCGCTGACGATACCGCTCCGGCACCTACCGAGGATGATAGCGCAGCTCCTGCAGAGGATGCTCCAGCTGAAGGTGATCCTGAGAGTCCGGAGGACACTCCTACCGAGAGCTCTGATGCTGTTAGGCCTGAGGAAGTTCAGGTTGATGAGGGTGTTGACAAGGATACCGCAGCCGAGATGCAGTACCTTATCACTGCTGCCTGCCATCACCGCAGGGCTACCTCCAAGGTATCTCGTAGGTTCTCCGGCAAGATCGTTAACCGGATGCTCCATGAGCTGCGTTACAAGCTGCCTGCCAGCTTCGTACGCAAGTACGGTATAGATTAAATTATAACTCCAAAGTCATAAATCACCTCTTAGATTGCAACTTCGGTTAGCTCCCGATATCGGGAGCTAACCATTTTTTATTTTTGTATACCACTTAATCATGATACAGTGCGTACTCAGTTAAATTTATTTCAATGAGGTCACTGATGACAACTAATCACAAAATCAAAAAAGCTGTTGCACGTAGAGAGCGTATTCGTAAGGAGAAGGCTGCACGCAAGATATCCAATGCTGTTGGACGTAAGGCAGCTAAGACTGAATGGAGTCTGTTCAAGGATACTACTCAGTTCTTTAATACTGTTCTTAACGACTACGGTAATCTTGTTTATCGTAAGGAGCAGATCAAAGCTGGTATCGTTGGAGAGATCAAGCGTATAACTGATCTTAAGAACGAAGATCCTGAGAAGTATGAGAAGCTTAATACTAAGGTTTATGATGACTGTCTAGCTGAACTGGATAATGATGTTCAGTCTAAACTTAAATCACTTGCTCAGTTAGTTGACAAGTTTAAGGATAACCCGGCTGCGGGTGCTGATCGTTTAACTTCGGCTCTTGATGCTTCCCAGATGCTTAGCGGAATAGTTACCAGTCTCGGAGATGTTGTTAACAAGGCTGAGTCTTATTACACTACCGTCAAGGACACTATTGAGGGTATTGAACATCATGAGACTAACCCTATCGCAGAGGAAGCTAAGAACCAGACAGAGACTGATCCTGACTACACTCCTAGCGAAGTAGCCGATGAAGCTGATCGCACTCCTGAGTCTCAGTCGCTTCATGATGTAACTATCGAAGCAGATGCCGATGCTCTTAATAAAGTTATCAATGCGCAGGCTGATAGTAAGTCTGATGTAATTGTTAACCCTTTTGATATTGCTAAGAAATGCCAGATTGTTCCGATCACCGCCAATGATACCGATGGCGTTCTTCTTCACGATGGGGTTATCAAGACTAACTGCAGTGCCAATCTGATTAAACTTAGTTCTAGCAATTCTATTGGAACTGGAGTAGATGATAGCGTTAAGATAGGTTCGGTTATCGTTGAGCTTAAGCATAACGAAACTAAGGAGCTCTTTGAGTTTGCTACTAGAGAGCTAGATGCTTCTCTACTCAAGGCTCTTCCTGAGGGCGAGATCAGAGATCGTGTAGGACCAGATGTTCGTGGTGCATTCTTTGAGTATGAGTTTGATCTTAAGAAAGACTTGAAGACGTTTGGCGAATCTGATTCAGTCCTGCTCTCTAGCTTAACCGATACTGATTACATTCATGGTAAACTAAGCTTCACTTCTCAGATCAATCTTAAGGATTCAATCATGCAGGGCTATGGAGCTGTACTTCTTGAGCCTACTAGTGATGCAGCAGATTCACCAGCTACTAAGCTAAATACTGGTCTTGAGGCTAATATTGTTGGCTACGTCGTTGATGCGTACTTTGCACCAGCTCTCGCTCTTAATAAACCGGAGAAATAACTATGAATACTACTAAATCAAATCCTGCAGAGGGCAATACCTTTAAGGATCAGGAAGTAGACGTGGTAGCTACTCCTGCTGCTGCTAAGGGTAATACCAATACTGACCAGGAAGTCAGTGTCGATGCTGATACTGTTAATAAAATCCTTAATGAGCAGAATGGTTCATCTGCTTCCTGAATAGATACTTAATAACCGTGGCAATTTTTCTGATAGAGACTAATGAGGTAAGTTATGACTGACGAACCGATTAAGGATTTACAGGCTACGGCTAGATTGTATCTATCCGGTATTAGTGGAAGACGTATGAACTATGCATATTTTAACATCGCTGATGATGTTATCATACTGTCCAATAGTTCTACCGGAAGAAAAGGACTTGCTCATGGCGATAGATTGACTAACCATGCTGTTGGGGAATTGTCATTTCACATAGTGAAATTCAAAGATGGCGGTAAGTTTATCCGAAGCATGAAACAGTTGCTGCATATACCAGACGAGGTATGGTACGGTATACACATACCTCGTCTGATGGCACTCTGGAACAACTTCAAGCTTGAACAAATTAAGGTGTCTTCTGACATCGAAGGTAAGTATATATTTATGATACCTGAAGGAGTTAAGTACGATCAGTTGAAACATCTTGTCGGATTGCGTATCGAAGATTTTCATGTTCTGTCTCAACTCTTTGCATGGTGCAACTATGCGGAGCAAATCGGTAACGAACAGCACCGCAATGTTTATGAACATAACTCTATTGATATCTTACCACTTATCAAGAGAGATGATGCAGCATATCGAATCCTGTTGAAATCGGAAGATTTCCTGGAGCCATGTAAAGGATTGTTTGCCAACATCGACATGTATTCTCTGATGTTTGATGGTTTATCGATACCTAGCTACAAACAATTCTTGAGTAAAGTTGGAGTTCCGTATTCACTGTCGTCTTATTTTTGGACGGATGATGGATCGAGCATACAGGCTATGTACGAATATATCGATGAGTTGGTTACGGTACGAAGTATCAGACCTAACGTACGGCTTATTCCGCTTCAGCTAAATATAGAATTAGATAAGAATCTTCTAAATCCTTAATTAAAGGTGGTAATATGAATCCTAATAACCCGATGGGATATACTGATAGCGATTTTAGTCACGCTTCAGAAAAAGATCCCACACTCACAAAACAGCCGGCTGATACAGCTAAGGCTGAAGTTAAGACTGCTAAAGTTAGTATCTCTGAAGACGATGTAGCGTACGGTAAAGAAAAGGCTATTGCTATTAAAGGCGATAACGGTATCAATATCGATAGCGTCATAGAAGAATATCGTAAATACAGAGACTCCAATACTGCTAACAGAGGTAACGGTAATATCGATAAGATAAGACTTTGTATACCTCTTAGCAAAGTCGATGATGTATACGACTATTCCGAGCGTATCATTTCTCATGCTGCTCAGGAAGGTGTTGGAAGTTTCACCAAGCAGGTTGAGGACTACACTTCCGAATATCAGTCAGCAAGAAGTTCCATAGATTACTTCGGTTCTGGCAACAACGATGGTAAGGCTGCATTAGCTAAGACTAACCCCGCTCATCTTGTCAGCGAGATCGATGGCATCCGTGAAGGAACTGCTGGTGTTTCGTCTAAGCATATCGAGGAGGGCAGATCACATAAGCTCTTCTCCGGTGCTGAAGCCTATCGTGTTTTCGCTACTATCGGTAGTGGAGTACGTAAGGTTATCCTCTGGAATTCAGGTATCACCCTGACTCTTAAGAACATCCCTCTTAGACTGCTTGATCAGTATATCGAGGAGACTGTTCACGATGACTACGAGTACGGCAAGGAGTATGGCGGATGGTACTATCTGTTCTCTAGTCTTCTGCTAGATAAGAACATCGTAGAGAAGATCCTTCCTGCAGCCATCATCGGCAGTAACTATAAGGACTGGAGTGACACTGATAAGCTTATGCGTCAGATTTCACTTCAGGACTATCCGGTTATCGTGTGGACTCTTGCATGCCTGATGTACCCTGCAGGTACTACTGTTAACTACATCTGCGGTGAGCCTAACTGCGGCCATATTCATTCTGAGAAGATAGACCTTGGTAAGCTTAAGCGTCTTAACCGTGATCTTATCAACGACAAGATGATAGATTACTTCAAGGTTAATCAGAAGAAGTATGTAGGCGATGAGGATATCGAGAACTATCTCAAGATAGCTAACTTCGATGATAGCTTTACTTGCGATGTTTCTGATACCGAGGGTGAGATCAGACGTTATAAGTTCAACCTTAAGCAGTGCACTATCGCTGACCACCTTGCTGTAGGTGATGCATTCAACAAGGATCTGAATAAGGCAGTTAGTAAGACTGATCGTGATGCTGTTATGCGCTACATCACCTTCAACCAGAATAGGTGCTACCGTCCTTGGATCAAGTCGGTTGAGTGTGCATATATCGTCAATGGTGAGACTACTTCTACTTTCGTAGTAGAAAACGATCCTAATGGCGAGAATAATGAAACTTTTGATCTTATCCTTGATGAGATGCAGCAACGTGTTCCTGAATTCGCTACCAAGCTTCAGGACTACATCAGGAAGACTAAGATCACTCACATCGCTTTCTACTTCCAAGAGTGCCCGAAGTGTCACACTAAGCCTGAGACTTCGTTCGAGGGTTATGTTCCGTACGATCCTGTACAGGCTTTTTTTACCCTAGGGCGTATGAAACTTTGGAGAATAAGCTCTCAGCAGAGCGAGCAAGCTCGTTTACAGAATACTTCTACGAATACTTCCAATTCGTAGACCGGCATCAACTTGCCAGTATTCACGGCTTAGCCAAAGAGCACCTTGTTCAGATTTTCAATACCAGTTATTTCAACCGAGAGTTCTATGTTCCAGGCAAACCTCTCGGTTTGTTCCATCTGGATGTTGAAGATAACCGTATGCCTTGTAGGCGTATACTGGATGAGGTGCTTGAGTTCTGCTATTACAACGATGTATTTAAGCAGACTGGTTTAAGCGTAGTTGATATCATGGACAATTTCGACTACGCTTCATTCTCCTATTTGCGTGACTTCATCATTAAGGAAAACAGTGTTAAAGTCAAGCATATGAGTGACATACAGGCCCAAATTGATGACAAACAGAGAAAAATATCCAGGGAAAATTAACGTATGAATAAACAGCCTGAAGTTGCCGATCCCAGTGCCAGGTCAATAGTCAATACCAATTACGGTATAACCAATATCGTCAGTATGAAGGATAGCAAGAAGCATATCCTTGATATGCTAGATCGTTGTTGTGCTATATTGACCGATCACTGTGGTCCTAAATCTGGTTACGCTATGCTCATTAGTGAGTATGGCGTTAATGAGAGTTTCCAACCGAGTATCTTTACCAGGGACGGTATACGTATACTCAACTCGATAGATTGTATCTCTCCTCTGGAGAAGTACATTAAGAATATGCTGACCTACATCGGAGGAAGAGTAGATAATTATGCCAAGGATGGCACTACTACCTCTATGCTGTTTGCAGCAGCGTTCCTCCGTAATGTGCTGGATACTTTTGATACTAATGTATCTCTTTCTGGATACGCTTATAGCTGTATTGCTAAAGATATCTTTGATGAAGTTCAGAAGCGTCTAGATAATTATAAGTTCACCGTAGAGTCACTTTGCAGTGACCCCACGAATGAAGCAGAACTAATTAAAGCAGCAGGTATCGTAGCTTTCATGCAGGCTCTATCCAGTTCTGGTGGTAACATCGTACTGGCTAAGGCTATGAAGTCTATCTTCGAAGCTTCTCCTAAGGTAGCATGGGAGTTCATCTCTTATACTAACAGCCGTAAGGAGAGTGCTGATGAGTTTTCAGTAGAAGTACCTGAGCATGATATTAAGCTGAGATGTTCTCTTGGTACTATCACTAATGGCATCCTAAATTATGCACTAGGTACTGAGTACCTAGATGAAGATGTTAGGGTTTTCATTTACAGTGATGCGCTGATTAACGGAACATTCAAAGAAATTAACGTGATGGAGTACTTTACTAATTACCCGACTGACAAGCCGCTGGTATTTATTACACAGTCTCCTGATCCTAACGTAGTCAAAGCTATCAACGATCTTAATACTAAACGACAGAAGCCGATAACACTTTGGGTATACATGTCGGATCTTCATATCGCTGGAGCGGAGTATCCTTGGGAACTGATACTGGCTAACGCCATCTGTGGATGTGAACCTTTCGATACTGCCTATGCTGGCGATAAGATGACTGATGCTTATACCTTCGTAGCTAAGAAGATTCATTTCCAGAATGGCTATATTTACATTTATGATACTGTGGAGCGTGAGCCTGAGAGTTGCTTACATCCTTTTTATGCGCACCCTGATAAAGCTACTGAGTACTATAAGGGTGTCAGAGAAGGACTGGAGAAACAGATAGATCTGTATAAGAATGGCCACAATCCCAACGGTGATGCATTAAAGTATTTTACCGAGATGCTTAATCGTTTAGCTTGTCCTCATAGACCTACTCTTAAGCTTGGTGGAACAGTCCATGATCAGGTAGCTAATGCTGATGTGGTACAGGATGTACTTGGTGCCATCATGTCATCACTGAAGCATGGCTTCACTGTCAATGGCCCTCTGCCGATGTGGTATGCTATCTCTTCTTATTACGATGAGCTGGTAGAACGTTTTAAGAAATCTTATGCTACCGAAGATGATAAATTTGCTTTACCGGCAGAGGAGTATGTCAGGTATATCATTTCAGACTCTATGCGTACTGGTATAGGTGCTGTTCTTGCCGCTCTTTACACTAGATCTAAGCTTACTGATACAGTACTTAAAGCTATGCAGGATGATAGAGACATTTACTTTAATGTGCTAGCTGATGCAACTTGCTCACTTAAAGAATTTATCAAAGTCATCAATGATGACGGTAGAGAAGTAGATTATCCTGTAGCCCACCCGATGGCTATTTATACTGAACTACTTAAGCGTTCCAAGGAACTCTTACTCAAGTTCATCAATACGAATAAGATCATCGTAGCTGGCGGAGTAGTAGTTGACGATAAGTCTAAGAAGTGAGGTTACTCATGAGTGTAGAGAAACTGGACGATGTCGCCATCAATGACGAGATACGTTTTAAGACTAAGTCGCCTCACGATAATGTTTTCTGGCACGGTACTGTAGTTTCCTTATGTAACTATTCTGTTGCCAGACAATTCGGTGGCAGTAATATCAGTGTCTACCACCAGGATGTGAAGCGAATATATCCAGATCTTCCTTCAGTTGATTCGTTGTCTTACATTATCCTTATGACTAAAACTGCTGATGGTTCTTCTTCACCAGTAGTAGTAGCCAAGGAGTGGATAGATGAATCTACTCTTGAGAAGATATCAGAGGAAACTCATGTAGACATCCGTATCTACGGTATTGATAATAGTAAAGCTAAGGATATAGCTAACTACATCAGTACTGTGTATCCGGACTATGCGGTTGAGATCCTGTAAATAAATATAAGTCATATACGTTATATAGTTAGAGAGGATTGATCGAGGTGAACTTTCGTGAAATTTCTCCAGCCTAGGTTGGTTCTCTCTAACTTTTGCCAATGTGGTGAAATCGGTAGTCACAAGAGACTTAAAATCTCTCGGTCTTGCGGCCATGAGGGTTCGAGTCCCTCCGTTGGCACCAACGGGTTGTTAGCTCAGTCGGTAGAGCAGTAGACTTTTAATCTATTGGTCGAGGGTTCGAGTCCCTCACAACCCACCATTTCTTAGATACTTCAAAGTTTAAGCGTGCATTTATATGGGAGTATAGCTCAGCCGGTAGAGCGATGGACTGTTAATCCATGTGTCGTTGGTTCGATCCCAACTATTCCCGCCACTATATTCTTCAATGTTGCATTTTAATAACCCACGGGACCGTAGAGGATGGGTCTGAGTAAAACAGTATCAGCAATGTTACTGTTTGGTGGCCATTGTAACTGTATGTCTAGGTATACATAGGCATACCGTATGGTTTCAGATGAGTGAGTTCGAACCTTACACCGTGGACCAATATACTATTTCTATGTTACACATGCGTCTAGGGTTAAGTCTATCCTCCCTAGTAAAAATCCTGAAAACAAGGTTGGATTCTGTGATAGAGCGGAATACACCAGGTGTGTTTGTTGGTTTAACCCAAGGACATTTCGCTTTGTACTTACGTACATGGGTTTTTAGACACACCAACCCTATTCAAATGCTGGTATAGCTCAGTCGGTAGAGCAGTAGACTTTTAATCTATTGGTCGAGGGTTCGAGTCCCTCACAACCCACCAGTTAATTTATTTGGAGCATAGTTATGGCAAAGATGGACAGAGCATGTTTTAATAGACTGCTCGATGAACAGAAAACTCTTGCAGATCGTATTGGTAAGCTTTCCAAGGTTATAGACGATACTAGATTTAAGGTAGGCGCTGATTTTGATGACGAATATCTTATGTTTGGTACTACCCCAGCAGGACTACTTAAGAGACAACTTAAGGCTATGGAGAGCTATAACGAAATTCTTATTATGAGAATCGGTATTGCTACTGTAACCGGTGTAGATGATTAACTGTATTTGCCGATGTGATGAAATTGGTATACATAAGAAACTCAGAATTTCTCGGCTTTTGGCCATGTGGGTTCGATTCCCGCCGTCGGCACCATTTGTAGAATATAACTATGACTAGAAACGAACTTTTCAAACAGTTATTCCATTCTCTTGATGTTATATACGACGAGAAGAAGAAGGAACTGGATGAACTCGGCGGTCTTCTTGGTGACATGAATCCTTATCTCTTTACTGATGACGATTCTGCAGATCCAGCTATGTATTCTGATTTCTGCAAGGTGGTCGCTTCTGAAGAGATAAATGAAACTGATGCTAAAGAACTTACTGATAAGTTTCTTAAAAGCCTCAGTCCTTGGATTAGTAAAACTACAGTTGACGATTTAATACAAAATTACAAACTGACTAATTAGTATAGGAGTACAAAATGGTGTTAGCTGTAATTGTTTGTGTTATAGCTTTTGCCATACTTTTCTTACCTAGTGCTGATCCAATAAATTCATTGGGTTTGCCTACGCCTAAGAAACATAAGAATCGCTAGCTATTAGGGGTATAGCCAAGCGGTAAGGCAGCGGGTTTTGATCCCGCCATGCGCAAGTCCGAATCTTGCTACCCCTGCCAATTTACTTATTATGGGGCGATAGTTCAGCTGGTTAGAACGCCTGCCTGTCACGCAGGAGGTCGTGGGTTCGATACCCATTCGTCCCGCCATAGGAGTTTAGTTCAAGGATAGAACAACGGATTCCAAATCTGGAATGCTCTTCCGTTATGGTGGCTTGAAACCATCAACTCCTGCCAATTTGCTTGTTATGGATAGATGGCTGAGCGGCTTAAGGCAGCTCTCTACTAAAGAGTCGTACACTAATACTGTACCGTGAGTTCGAATCTCACTCTATCCGCCATTTTCAGTAACGCCAGCTTAGCACAATGGTAGTGCAGCTGTTTTGTAAACAGTTGGTTGTGAGTTCGAGTCTTACAGCTGGCATATGCATAACACCTCCTTACGTTAAACCGGCAACTATACTTGCTGAGCATCCCAAGTGTAGTTGCCACCCATTTGGAGTATAGATAGTTTATATTCACGATTAGATAGGATGGTCCCTCGTTTAATTCTGATATTAACGTCTATACTCCTCCCTATTGCGTCAAACATTCAGTGGTCACAGATAGCTTCCTCCAATTCGCTGTCTAGTCACGCAGGTTCGATTCCCGCCTGCTTGTTTGGCGCATCCCTATTTTAGTTAAGCTGAGAAAACATATGTGGCCGCAGAACACTAAGCGCAAATTAACTCGTCAGGATGTTTTAAGAGCTATTGCTGCAATAAATGTAATTGGCGAATTAGATCAAGGTTGGGATTATAAACTCATGGATGCAATAAGCGAAGTAAGAGAAGTTGAAAGCAAGGCTACTGATGGACAAAAGGAGCTAATGTATCGTCGTATATCTTGTTTTCTTTCTGAGCTTCAAATTTTGCACGATGCTTTAACCAAAAACGTAATTTAGCAATAATTATTACGGCCCTTTAGCTCAGTGGTAAGTAGCAGGCAGCTCATAACTGTTTGGTCCCTGGTTCAAACCCGGGAAGGGCCACCACTTAGAATCCTTCGTCTAATGGTTAGGACATCGCCCTTTCACGGCGAAAATACGGGTTCGAATCCCGTAGGGTTCACCAATTTTAATATCGGTTATGGGCGTATGGTGGAATTGGTAGACACGCTAGATTTAGGTTCTAGTGACTAATTATCGTGAGAGTTCAAGTCTCTCTACGCCCACCAGAGATATGTTTAACTCATCTTTCGGGCTGACTATACTTCCGAACAACACACTCTAGTATCAAAGTTTGAAAGGTAGTTGAATTTATGTTTATCGTGTATCTATATTCGCAAAAATCGCATTCCTCTTTAATTGATATTTTGTCAGGTCGGGTGTCCTAGTCTTGCGACTAGGACACTCTTTAGGCATTTTATGAATTTAGTTTTTATTAGGGAGATATGCATGTCCACGGCTGATATCTTAAATACGGCTGCTGCAGCTATGAATGCTGCGTCAGCTGCAACTAATTTGGCATTTTCTGCTTATGACGTAATAAATTTCTTTAAGTCTATAGGTGCTAAAGTTACTGGGCAACCGAGAGAGTTTAATTATTCGTATTATCAGATGTTTGGCTCTATAGATCCTACTCCCAGTGTCAGAGAATCAGGCTCTAGAGTTATAGTAAGTGGTATAGATGTTAGATCTCTTTATCGCTTTGTTAAGACTAAATATAGTGCTGCTGGATTCCTATTTAAGTTCTTTACTTTGACAGCTGATAGACGCCATCTTAGCATCAGTAGATTTTTTGTCCCTGAGTTAATTTATCTTCTTCAGGAAAATAAGAAATTCTATCCGCGTACCCGTAATGTAGATAAGGTTATCAATTTACTGATAGCTAATACTTGGTACCAGAATACCCAAGTAGAGGTACCTTCTGCTTTGGATATGGACGTAATAAACCATTTGAAGAGAAAACCTCTTCCCTATCAGCTGAACTTTATTAAAGATATCTATTGGCAGAAGAAGACTCAGTTTCATCTTAAAGGTTACCTATTAGGATTCGATCCAGGCTTAGGTAAATCTGCTACTTCACTATTCCTTAAAGAAGGTTTACATAAGAAGCATGGTATCATTATAGCTCCTAAGTCAGTAACCAGAAATGTATGGCCTACTGAAATAGAGCAGATGGTAGATAACCGTAAGGTATGGGTTATCGGAGATAATATCGATGATATCACTAAAGATACTGATTACATTATCATTAACTATGAAGCTATAGATAAAATTAAAGATGCAGTGATGCGTAGATTTGATCTTAAGTCACTGATGATCATAGTTGATGAGTGCCATAACTTCAAGGACATAGATTCGCAGCGTACCAGGGCTTTATTAGATTTAGCTCAATCTACTAAGTGTGAAGATATCTTACTGATGTCTGGTACACCTATCAAGGCACTTGGAGTAGAGTGTATACCTATCCTTGAGTTACTCGATACATTCTGGACACCTACACTACGTGATCAGTTTAAGGCACTGAACAGATATCCTTCGGTTATGAATGAGTTACTTCATAACCGTCTTGGTATCCTGATGTTCCGTAAGCTTAAGGAAGAAGTTCTCCAATTACCGGATAAGATAGAGAAAGATTTACTGATTAAGATACCTGACGGCAATAAGTATACTGTTCCTGCAGTTAAGGATGCTTGTAGGAAGTATGCAGAGGAACGCACTAAGTATTATAAACAAAATTATGATAAGTACGAGAAAGCATTCTTAGATATCCTTGACTACTATGAACAGAATCTATTACCTGAAGAGGAAAAAGATGAGTTTGCAAGATATAAGAGAGAATTAAAAATGATTAAATCAGGTAATATCCAGTCTGGACTAGATATGAACTCTGATATAAAAATGGCTATAGAGTCAGTTAATCAGTACGATGCTACTAAGCTTATACCCAGATTACCTAACGCTATGAAGAAGATATTCAGAGATTCGCGTACAGTGTATAAGTACCTTAGCCTTAAAGTTATGGGAGAGGTAATAGGTAATCTTCTCAATAAATTAAGACAGGAAATGACCAGTTCTCTTATCGGTAAAGATGTGATAAATATCATCGGTACTGCTGAGAAGAAGACTATATTGTTCTCTGATTATACAGACTCGTTACACGATGCTTATGCTAAATGCGTTAAGGCTGGATTTAAGCCGATGCTGATAACTGGTGAGAATTCTAATCAGGCTAAAGAATTAGTATCTACGTTTAAGAACGATCCTTCTCTTAATCCGTTGATAGCAAGTATCAAGTGTATGTCTACCGGTCACACTATCAATGAAGCTAATACAGTTATCTTCTTAAATGTGCCTTATAGATCTACTGACTACGAACAGGCATCTGATCGCTGCTACCGTATAGGTCAGGATACTACTGTATATGTATACAGACTGTTACTGGATACTAACCCTGAGAACAATCTATCTACACGTATGAGCGATATCCTTAAGTGGTCAAGAGAACAGTTCGGACAGATAGTCGATGGAGCTCCTGCAGATGCTGAGGTTAATCAATTAGCTAAGAATATGTTAACTGGAGATGATAGCAGTTTCATAGATTCAGCTAAAGACTTAGTTAATGTAGTAGCTGATAGACTTAGAAGACTATTTTAACAAAAAAAATAAATAGAGGAGTAAGGCAATAGCCTTACTCCTCTAACTCACATAAGTTAGATTCTACTTCCAATCGTCTGGAAGATTCTAGTTGATCTTCAGTCATCATCACCATGGAAGATATAGTGAATGACGTAAATCCAAAACGCCACTCCAATAATAAATTGGAAAAGATACCAGAGTATTATCATGACTACCTCCTTTGTATTCAGTTAAGTGATATATAGATAAAAAACTAATGAATATAATAAAAAAAGAAGCAGCAGGTTTTACCCCACCGCTTCTTAAGCTTAAGCTGCTCGACTGTTCCCTTAGTCCTGGGAGACATCCCTACCGCAGCAGAGCGATACGGTAAACGCATCTACTCCTGCCTTGGCGGCAGCCTCACGGATTTCCCTGTTAGTAGGGAGACGGGTGAGACCGTCATCGACCCATTCCCCAGTTGCCAGGTAGTGCTCAATCCTGGCAATTCGGTCAAGAGTATCTCCGAAGTACTTAAGGCCCATAGCCTTAAGCCTTCCGACCGCCCTCTTGAGGGCGCGGAGGAGACCTTCTCCGTAGCCGTGGATGCAGGCATAGTGGTCAGCCTGCTCCTCATGTCTTGCGGCTACCGGACCCCAGTGTGCAAACATGGCATCTGCCGGATTCTGAAGAACCCAATCAGGAGCCTTAGCCGGATCATACTCGAGGTGGCCAACCTCGTGGTAGGATAGCGCTACCCTATCAGGGTCAAGCGCCATAGATGAACCGCAGACGATGATAGGGCACCCGGGCAGAACGCCCATGAAATTTGGGTCAGGGCAAACATCCCCAACCCACACCGGGTGCCCGTCTACTTCCCAAGCGTTCTCCTGGAAAGTAATGGACATATATCTAGCAAGCTCACGCATGCCCTGAGCGTCCTTGGGCTCAGGGTGCTTAAAATATGCCATAAACTTGGCCTTCTCCTCGTCAGTGACAGGGAGAAGGGTCACCCCTTCTTCCGCTGCGTGAGCCAGTTGCTCTCTGTAAGTGTTATAAATCTTCATAATAAACCTCCTCAGGTTTATCAGGTTGATGAAATGAGTCAGAGAAGACTCTGACCCAGTGTATTCAATTTGATAATATATAAATGAAAAAATACGATGAACATACAAAAAATAAAGAAGTAGCGGCCAAGCAACAGTCGCTACCTATTTTCGTTAAAGCCTAAAGATTAGTCGTGATGAAAACCTATCATTAGGTAGAACATTGTGAGATCTTCTCCGGCTGCTTTAGCAGCAATCTCAACTTCTTCTTTAGTGGGAAGACGCTCTAGACCGTTATCAGTCCACTCACCTGATTCAAGCCAATGATCGATGCGCGCTATTCTATCAAGTGTATCGCCGGTATATTTGAAACCATAGCTGCGATATCTGGCATCACTGGCAGCAAGATAATTTCTTAATTGCTTACCATAGCCCTTAAGACAGGCAAAATAATCAGCTTGTTCTTCATATCTGACAGCTACCGGACCCCAGTGTGCCCAAAGCCCGTCATTGATCTCTTTAACATGTCTAGGTACTGCAGGCTCATATTTGATGTGAGCAACTTCGTGATACTTACAACCAATGGCATTAGGGTCAGCTAGAGTAGAGGAACCTACCAGAATTACTGGAACGCCGTATACAGTGCCAATGAAGTTAGTATCGGCAGTAACATCGGCCTGCCACACTTCTACTCCATCGAGAGGTTCGAGTTCTTTGTAGTTAATGTGATAGTCGATGAAGACCTTTCTAAGCTCTTCTTTATTCTCAGGAATATTACCATTTTTCATAATTCATTCTCCCATAATCCAAAAAGAAAGGTAGCAGCAGCGCCCCCACTCGCTACCACTACCCAATAGGTTAAAGCTGGCTAGATACTACTTAGCATCAGCTTTCTTAAACTCTTTATACCACTCGAGCACCTTGGCATCACACCGTCTTGCCTTACCCGCCATGAATGCAATCATCCTGTTCATGAACAGGTGAGATTTACCAGTGTGTATCTGGTCGGCGTGCATGAGAGCAGAGTATACATCTGTTGCCAGGAGTGCCTGGTCGAAATAGCGGCGTGCTGCTATTGCCGCCATGACTTCGTCACCACCAAGCTCAGGCTTAGTGATGAAGTCTTTGAACAGGTTCTTGGCACACTCAGCGTAGTACTTCTCAGCTTCCATGTAAGCCGAGATGAACTCGTCCCAGGCATCTGCCCGGTTGGCAGTAGCCTCTTCAGGGCTCTCAGGAGCTTCTTCATCAGTGCCGTCGTCGGGAGCGTAGTAAGCCTCATAGGCACGCTTCCATGCCTTGATGCAACGGCCGAGTTTCTGCTCGTCGCTGATGGTGAAGAATCCCAGTCCAAGCCCGTAGAACTTCTTGGCCTGGTCAATGTACATGATGGTAGGGACGGTAGTATCGTCGCCGTCACGGACCATCTGGCCGATGAACTCAAAGGCGAGATCCTGAGCTGCATCGTCAGCAGCATCAGAATACCATGACATAAGATCGTGGTAGTTAACGATTTCAAAATTCATAGTTTACTCCTATGTTAGTTGATAAATAGGACTGCAAACAACACAATCCATCCTTTGCACTTAAATGATATATAATCGAAAAAATGATGAACTTTTGAGATAAAAGAGTACTGGCCTGCAGACCAGTACTCTACACAGTTAAAGATTATACTAACAGTTACTTGTGGTAATGCTCATAGAGATCTTTGGCACAGCAATACATGAACTTTAGTAATTCCGCTTTGAATTTCTCTACCCTGATTCTGAATCCCATCTCGTCGTTGTTTCGTTTGAATGCGTACTCAGCACTCTGATAGGCTCCTTCAGGAAAGTCATCATTGATTAGCTCATCGTACATAGCGTACTGAAGAACCTCGATGATTTTGTCAGGATCACCGTAATGGTCATAAGTTCTTCCGCGGATACGCGATATACCTTTCGCGAGATAATTAGAGAGGATCCATACAGTCATCTCGTAATACTCTCTGAGGTACCACCGACAAGCACCACGCTTTTCATATTCTTCGGGGATACTATCGATAGTTTCTGCTATGACGTCTCTTAAACCATCTTTGTGTACGTCCATTATACGAAAGGTAGTGTCCATTTCTTCTTCTACCCTAGCTAGCCCTTCGTCTAGGGCTTTCGCAACACGATCTACTGCACCCGAAAGTTGATCATTAGACTCTTCGGATGCAGGAAGTTCCGTTGTTTTCTTTGCCATGATTACTTTGTACCTCCGTAAAACTGCTCCCAAATTCTCATGTCGTTCTTGTGATTAAGATCCAGTGACAGTTCATCAAGCCTGACAAAGAAGAGAGCTCCTCTGCCGTACTGACAATGAATCTTGCACGCTGTCTTAATGGCATGCCATAAATCATCAGTGTACCAGAAAGTATGACATTCTTCCATAGCGAGTTGGAAACCGTAATCGCGCTGAGATTCAAAATGGAATTCACGCATCCATTTCTGATAGTCAGCACCAGCCTTAGCCCAGTTAGACAGGGTGTTAGCAGCTACACTAGTGAGACGATTCCAGGAACCTATAATCTTGCCTTCAGCTTTGTCAGCATCGGTGTTGAAATTAGCAAGATTAAGAACCGGTTCCTTGAACGCTTTTTGCCAAGCTTTGACTTTATAGTAGACCAGCTTATCGTCGTCGATAAGATTCTTGCCATTGAACGTGGTGTCGAATGGCGCAGACACAAAATCTTTCTCTGAAATATGCTGGGCTCTAGCCATTCTTGCGTGCTGATCAAGAGCTACGATAGCCATCTTCCTAAGCCAAGCTTCTTTTTTCTTGGCTTTAATCATTTTCCTCATGTCACTCATAGTCAACTCCTAAACAAATTCATATTCGTTCCGAAAAGCAACGATATGTTTGAATTCGTCCCAAATACGATTACCGCTTATTCTTCCGAATAAATCAACGCTTATTATGTTTTCTTCTCCGAAAGTGATTGATCTGATTTTCCACCTTACTCGCGTGAAGTTGCCATTACTGCAAGCTAAGGTATAACTTAGTATTCTTCTATGGCAGTCGATAACATATCTGCCATAACGTCTGGTACCCTCTTCTTTGGTTACTGTTGATTCTTTTAATAAGTACTCGAGCCCACGAATGCGCATAGGTACGTCTGCATTATGAATATGCCACATCTCATCGTCTTTTTTCTCAGCTAATATACGCTTGAAGTGGCTAACCATAGCCTTTCCATAACCGCAAAGGAATGCATGAGTATCAGCATCCTTTTCACTATCATCTACAAGTGCATATGCATGAGGCCTTATTGATTTGTATTTTGACTTTCCTGCTAAATACTGCGCAGCGTGACCAAATTCATGACAGATAATAGCACCGAGTTCGTTTCGTCTGACTTCATTACTGAAATCGATTGGCTTATCTTTCGGCAAAAGAACAACAACAAGAACTCGTCTCATTCCATGCGAATCTTTGAGGTACTCGCAGAGACCACAGAGATCCGGGTTGACTAATTTCGGATCATATTTCTTAACAACCTGGAACCGCTGAGACACTCCGTTATCTGCCGGAAACGGATCGGTGATGAAGCATTTTTCCTCAAGGGGTGCCTCAATCAGTTTCTGCAATTCATTTTTGTCTAGCATAATTCTCTCCCTGTTATACAGTTGTAGAAGTTACAACTATCACACATTAGTAATATATAAATATTAGTAAAATGAAAAATAAATAGGTAGGCTCTGGGATATCCCAGAGCCTACCTAGAGTTTATTCAAGAGAAGGAGTGCTACATCTGTTCACTGCGTACTGAAGCTGCAGATAAGCTTTAACCAACGGGTTATCATTACGTTCACGTATACCTCTGTGGGTTTTCTCATATGACTCTACAGTTACACCAAGATGGCCACAGTCACAGATAGCTTCCTCAGGAGTAAATCCAGTAAACATATTAACATATGGATTCCTTTCTTCAGGAGGTATCCCTTCTCCAGGAGGTATTTTGTCTGATAGCCATATAGCTTCGTCAGTAAAGTCTCTGTAGTAATGCGGATCAGTATAGAGCATGTAAATGATACTTAGTAGTGTAGCCCACTCTTTGTAATTGTAGCAGACGTTAGCTGATTTATATCTTACATTGCGTACTATTCCGGTTAATGTATTGTACAGCTCGGTTATGAGCAAAGGTAACTGGGTAGTCGGATGATTTCTCCAGTTATAGTTTTGCTCATTAGCTTTATACGCTTCTTTATTACCACGGATAGCTATTTCGAATACTTCTAAATCAGTAAGGATACCAGTTCTTATTACTGGTTTACCGGCGAGTAAATCATCGGTAGTAGTGATCAGTGCAGTACTGATATCCTTATCGTTAGCTCTATTCTTGAGTTCGCTGAGCATGTTGTCGATAGATGCTGCAGTAGCTGCATCCAGTTCAACAGTACTTAGGAATCTACTGTTAGTGCTAAATCTGCTAGCCTGATCAAGTAACCGGTTAACTACACGATCCATCTTCATCTTGATGAACATAGAAAGTTCACGCTGATGAGTACTGAAGTACTGATGGATAAGTGCAGGGTTATCTTTCCAGACCGTATTGAACATATTAGCATACTGCGCTGCGATGAACAGTGTAGTATTACGTATATCAGCCTGTTTAAGTAACTCGATGAGGACGATATCTCTATGCATGGATAAATGAGCGATATCGTCCTGGCAACCAGCCATAGGACCAGCAGGCCTCATCACGTCAAAGAGTTGCATAGATTAGTCTCCATCTTCAAAGTCATGAATTTCTTTATCGTATTCAGCTATCTTAGCATCGTACGCTTTAACAACGTTAAGCAGTTTAGTGTACTCAGGACTAGACTGATCCTTATTGGCTAATTCCATACGAATGATAGCTACGTGGTTAATCATCCATTCACGAGACTCTTTGATCTTATTATTCTTGCTAACCTTGTAGGATATCCAGGCATTACCGATAGCATCGAACAGGTTAAGGTGTGATAGAGCTCCAAGGAGAGAGTCAAGCATATCGCTGGGATAGAAGTGCATAGCCGCACGCTGATCGAAGTCTATCTTGTTATCTACACCGAGTACTAAATCAGCACCTTGTTGACGCATACGGGATACGTCGTCAAGGAAGTTATAGTCTCCTCTATGTTCAAGTACCATAGAAACTATCTTACCAGCTTTCTCGGCATTCTCCATAAGGAATACATTACGATACCTAGGAATACCATCAGCAGTACCGTTACTGATACGGGTAAGATAAGTGAACAGATACATGCTGTAGTTAGCTATAAGGTTACTGTCTCTTAGCATACCAAGAACAGCTAGACCACTCATCTTGGTTTCGTAGATGTCTACAGTTTCCTTCTGGATGAAGTCATCAAGCTTAGGCTTAATCTCAGCTAGTATCTTAGCGTAGATAGAATTAGCTGAGCGGATACTGGATAACGGGCATTTCCTTTCAGCTGACATAGCAGTATTGCCCAGATATTTGTAGTACTCATCAAGACAGGTATGGAATTCATCGTGAGATGCATCAAGAGCAGGTCTGACTTTGTTAGTCATCCAGTCATTCATCTCCTGAGTGGTGAAGTCCTTAAGAGTAGTTCCAATATCAGAATGTAGTTTGATATTCTGATCGATGATATCTTCAACGTCGGAACGTTTTAGATGCGCAATACGATTTTTATTGCGCCAATCGCTGATAGACTTAGCTATCTTAGTTAATAATAGCATTTATTAAAATCTCCCTGATTAGAACTTCGGTGCCATACCCTGAGCATACTGTTTCATCATGGTCATGATGTCAACGCCTTCAGTCTTGGAGTTACGCTTGCACTGATCGAAGGTAAGCTCACTGGAAGTGTTGATGCCGTTATAGTACATACTGATCTTGCTGTACATGATATCAACAGAGATAACTATCATGGACATAGTAGCTTCGAAGAACTTCTGTCTACTGCTGTAATTCTGGAAGTTAATACCTGAGTTGCTGCAGGCTTTCTTAAAGTTCTTACTTTCGTAAATAAGAATAGTGTTAGCAATATTCTGCCTATCAGGCTCAACTCCGAGTAACTTAAGCCACAGGTTAGAAACCGCGTTAGACCTACGGTCTTCCATATCCTTAAGAACGCCGTTCTTATCTTTACGCATAGCGTTATACTTCTGGCGTCTAAGATCATTACCCAGAAGGAAGTCACTCCAGAATGAAATCTCTCCAGAAGTCATCTGCAGCCAACGCTGTGAGAATGAAGGCTTAAAGTTCATGGCAATGAACTGAGCAGATACCTCAGGCGGAACGAACATCGGGTGAAGCTGTACAAGTACCTGAACATTGCTGCCTTTGCTAGGATTGCCGTCTTTATCCGTCCCGGACATTTTAACGTCTACTACACGACCAACTGGAAGAGGCTGAACACTGGAAGTTTTACTGAGCTCGGCAGTTCTTACAGCATCGTCTTCCATGGCAGGCATGGCTGCAGCACCTTTAAGAGCGAAATATTTATCAAGTTCTTTGTGAATATTAGTTACAGGCTTAAAGTCTTCAGTAGCTACAGTGGATAATACGTCACGTACACGGGTGCATCCCTGTATATAACTATTGAGATTGAGCGCAGTCATGATAAGACCAACGTACAGATCCATGACGTTAAGCATGATAGGCGTTATAATTTCTTCATTGGCTAGAGTGTTATCTATGTAAACCCTACTGATAACTGTTGATCTTTTAACAAATCTGAATAGCGATGAGTTAGTAGAGTCAGAAATATCGTGCATAGTGTTAACTATGTCGGATAACGTAGTTTTTGCATCTGACATAAGTGTATCGGCCATTTGAAAATCCTCGAAGATTAGTTTTGATATCTAGCCAATATATCAGTACTGGCTTAGATGCAGTCATAAAATATTGGCATTTCACACTATATATAGTTAGTAAGTCAGGAGGTATGAAAACCTCCTGACTATTGACCTTGATAAAAAACCTTAGTTAATTAAGCAGCTTTAGCAACCTGCGGAGCACTGAGACTATGCTTAACACGCTCTTTGACTTCACACAGCTTGGCGCTGTTGAAACGATCGATACGTGCAAGATATCCAGTGATACGAGCGATGTGAGTGAAATTAACTCCGGTTCCAATAAGTGTATCTTTGGTCATAGGTAGCAAAATCCTCCAGGAGGTTAATAGGTTAGTGGGAATATGCGGTTATAGAAATAGAATCTATAACCGCATAGATATTAAAGAACTTCGTTGGACATCATTTCATCTTGTTCGACATCGGAAAAACGAACAGCATATTCAGGATCTGGAGCGTAAGATTTTAAGGAAAGTAATTTTCTTACTGGAACTCCTTCACCTTCATGTCTTCCGCACCGAGGGCAAGTATTCTCAGGGAAATATCCAACATAGCCGCAAACCGGATCACGATCGACTGGATGATTGATGGCAAAATAATTCATACCAGCATCGGCCATAGCAGTTACTAATGCTTCAAAACCTCTAAGGTTCTTAGTAGCATCTTCAGTAAGCTCAATATAACTGATACAACCACCATCGCAGTACTGATGATAAGGAGCTTCAGTCTGAATCTTATCCCAAGCTGAAATAGTGTAATATACCGGTACATGGAAGGAATTAGTTAGATATTCATGATCGGTTACGCCTTCAATAGTTCCGAATCTGGCTCTGGTTAATCTGAGTAATCTTCCGGTGCAGCCTTCAGCAGGTGAACCCATTAGAGCGAAATTAAGCTTATATTTCTGAGCAGCTTCTTTCATTCGGTCGCTCATATGCTTAACTATAGCGATACCCATTTTCTGGGAGGCAATAGACTCACCGTGGTGGTGCCCAGTTAATACTTTAAGTGTTTCGGCTAAGCCTATAAATCCTAGAGTCATACTGCCTTGTTTTAGAACCTCGGCGATTTTGTCTTCACTAAGAAGATCCTCGCTTCCGATATATAGATGCTGACCCATGAGGAATGGATAATTCTTAGCTTTACGGTTGCTGATGAACTTCATGCGATCAATAGAGAGATCGATGATCTTATCGATATTTTGATCAACCAGCGTCATGAACTTGTCATAAGTGTTGATAGGATTAGCTTCTTTAGCTTCTAGAGCGAGATAAGGTAAATTCAGGGTAGTGAAGAATAGATTACCTCTGCCGGATACTTGCTGATGCTCAGGATCATAAACGTTACCGATAGTTCTGGTTCTGCAGTTATGGCTTACAATATTTCCTACATCGAATCTATCGCTTTCAGTTTCGAAATCGTATCCATGTACAGGTATATCTTTTTCTACAGGAAGTATATGAGTAACTTCGAGCATGACATACTTAGCAGGAGATCCAGGGAATTCATAAGCTGCTACAGCGTTGGTTGGAATAAGATTACCTTTCTTAAGATCCTTAGCCAGAGTTCTGGTGAACTTCTTCTTATGCATCTCTTTCATATTTCCAGTGAATACTGGAAGAGGATGATCGTCAGTTACCAGAAGTTCTTTGTAAGCAACATGACCAACTAATGTACCAGTTACATCATACTTGTTAACTGCGTAGCATATTCTAACCCACTTAGTAGTTTCATTAGTATCAAAAATCATGAAACGTTTAACTTTGGTATTGCAGCCTTTAATACTATCGCTGATAAATACGAAAGGCTTAAGATCAAGATATTTAGTATCTTTATCAAATACCTTGTAATCTTCGGTAGTTGTGAACTTATGATCAATAAGCCACTTACCAGCTCCGGAAATATCGCCAGTATAGACTTTACCATGAGTAGTATAGAGAGTTACTTTACCTTCAGCTATAGCACCCATGGTAGCAATTTCAGTTTCAGGATGTCCTGGCTTATAATACTTAAGATTATACGGAGCGTCTACATTCTCAAAATTAGGGAATAATCTCTTGGCTGAGACCTTGCACGCTAGCTGGAAGAGATCATAGTTGATACTTCCTCTATCGTTGATTCCCTTTTTCATTTTGAAAATAGAAATTGGAAAAATAGCAGTTTCACCATTGCCAAGGCCGCGATCAACAGCCAGAAGTAAATTCTTAGAAACCATGCGTCCTTCTTCTGTTGTGCAGGTTCCGAAGTTGACGCTGGAGAAGGGGACTTGCCCTCCTGATCTGGAGTTGAGCGTGCAGAGGTTGTGCACCATCGCTTCCATAGCTTGGAAAGTATCATTTTCAGTTTCTCTGCGTGCATATTTGTGTAGGCTTGAGAGACTAACTGCGCAGTCGACACCGTGTACTGTAAAGCGAATACCGTCAATTAAATCGTTAAGGAATTCCATGCCGTTACTGTCAAGAATAGTACCATGCTTAGTGATGTATTTATCAGCAGGTTTAATTAGCTTATTCTTGAAAACATCTAAATCGTAATCACAGTGAGCTTCGAGATACTTAGATGCATTACGTACATATGACTTAGCTACATACGGAGCAAGGTCATAGTCAAGAGTAGGTATAGCCTGTCCGCCGAACATGTCGTTCTGATTACTCTGGATAGCGATACATGCTAAAGTAGCAGCTGAGCGAATGCTAGCTGGAGTACGAAGGTATCCGTGCCCGGTAGCGAATCCATGATCAAGTAATTGTCCCAGAGGTATTTGTAAACAATTCATCGTAAGAGCGTAGAAATCGAGATCGTGAATGTGAATGATACCGTCTCGATGCATCTTAGCGTACTCTGGTTTAATCAGATTATTAAGATTATATTCTTTAGTGATAGTACCGCCTATCTTGAGCATAGCACCCATAGTGCTGTCGCCATTGATGTTGGCATTTTCACGCTTAGCATCCAGATCTTTACTGTCAACCATTACCAAATCGGTGATAGTTTTGTTGACAACGCTGTTGGTGTTGCGTGCCCTGGTTCGGTTATCCCGGTACAGGATATAGATCTTAGCAAGTTCGCTATAGTTACCACGAATAAGAGAGTCTTCAACTTTATCCTGAATATTTTCGATATCGTAAGGAGTATCAGGCTTAAAATCTTTAGCGATACTGGCTAATACGTCTTCAACGATAGTCTCCAGAGCAGCTGCTGGTAAACTTACCTTCAGAGAGTTAGCAGCAGCATTGACTGCATTCTTGATTTTATCAGCATCAAAATTAACGATTCGCCCATCGCGCTTCTTTACTTTGAGGTTTTGAAAAAAGTTTTCCATTTGTTAAAATACCTCGATATTTTCACCGTTTGGTCACATTACATTAAGGATAAATAATAATCAGTTAATCTATCCATTAAGCTTACTAGAAGATGACGAACCGATTAACAAAAAATTGTAAAGAATATAGAGAACTACTCTGACTGATATCAGTCAGAGTAGTATACTAAGTGCTAAAGTAAATAGTTGCCGTCTAAAAGTCGCTGAGAAGGTAAATTAAGTAGTTTATTTATACAGCCAGCAAAGTCATTGCTTAAAGCATTTTTAACATAGTCGATATTAAGTATCTCTTCAAGCCGTATAAAAGCACAACAGATATCATCAATGGTATCATCAAATTTATCACGCTCAGTATAAGCTGCTGCTTGCAGCAGCCTATCGGTTATAGTAGCTAAAGTTAAATTTAGAGTTTCCGAGGTACGTTTAATTATTGCGTTATTACGTACCAGATTTTCTAAGTAATCTTCTAAAGATAACTGAGAACGAATGAAGTAAGCTAATTCAGGGCGTCTTATATATCTATCAGGATTTATCCAGTAGTCTTTAGGAACTTTTTTATCATCGTGTATAGACATCCATAATAGTAGTCGTATAATCTTTTCGGTGTTAAACATACAGCACCTCCAATACTTACTTGTTATGAATTGAACTATAGCATTGCCTAATTTTTAGCCTTGTTCTTCGTCAAATTTCTGAGTTATGTTGATGAATCTAAGATAAGGTGCAGTGTTGCCCAGATACTCAGTCGTTACGATTCTTTGATTACGACTGCCTCTGAACTTCAAGGTTAGATCACGTTCTTTCAGAATAAACGGGTCACAGACGATATATTCGAATGGGCGTAAAAAATTTACAAAGTCAATAGAACGATTAGCAAATTGCTCCAACTCTTCTGCAGTATAACCGGTATAGAGCATTAAGCCGTAGTTAACACGCTTTAGTTTCTCTATCAATGGAAGAAGTTCTTTATACTGATCTACTGGTTCGCCACCAGAGATAGTTACTCCAGTATCAAGTTTATTGTTGGTTATTTCCTGAAAGATATCGTCAGCAGTCATATCTTTTCCAACACCACGTTTCCACGTTTCTGGGTTATGACAGCCTTTGCAATGATGTCTGCAGCCCTGAACAAAAACAGTACATCTTATTCCAGGGCCATTAGCTAAATCGTTGTGAACTATACCAGCTACGTTAATCATTTGCTCATATCTCCTTTGTGAATTCATATAAGATATAACTAAAATAAACATGTATCGAAAAAAAAAACAGTCTCAGCTGTTAACAGCTGAGACTGTAAAATAAACTAGCGGAATTAAATTCCGCTAGCCTGACATCTGAGATCTGGTTAGATGCGGTCTACATACTTTTCATTTCTGAAAATACGATAGCCTTCAGCTTTGTACTGGCGGAGACACTTGAGTACCTCCTTCCTAGTAAGGGAGAGAGGATAGTCTTTCAAAACTTCTTCCTTCTTACCAGCAATACCGGTACATCTCCTTTCTATCCATTTCCCATTCTCCCGGTGAATGATTGCCTTTACATCTCCTCCGATTGTAAAGGTCTTTACAATCCATTCCGGGCTGTTATTAGTAACACGCCTGATATCTCTCTTGAGAGACTGAGCGCTTAATCTTTCGCGCTTCTTCTCGAGACGGATGCAGTACTTGTCGTACTGGCTCAGCGGTGCAGGCTTCCTTTTTTCGCCGTAGTCGAGAATCTGAACCTTGCACGCTTCTCCAAAGCATCGCCAATAAAGGTTCTGCTTAATACGAAGACTCCGTCGAGTGTGCATGTAGTTTACTGGCTCGATTCTGAAGTGAACAGTTTCGCTATCATGCCAGCGGCATAACTGAAGTTCTCCCTGCTTTTCCAGGATAGGAAGAGCGTGCTTGGCAAGTTCTCTAGCCAGCTCCGGAGAAACCTCCGCTCTCTGATGGGTCTCATTAGTCCATACTTCGACAAAGTAGTAATTCTGTCCGTCTACAGAGATGTAGAAATCTGTAGCCCTATCGTTGGGCAGGCAAGGACAGCGATCCTTAATCTGAGGATACTTTTCTTTGAGCTCAGGATGCTTTGAGAAGAAAGTTCTTACACTGGGTACTGCAACGATACAGGGGAATTGGTTCCATACTCTTTTCATATTGTTCTCCTTAGGCATTTAGCCTAAATTGTTAAACATCTGAGCTAGATCATCCTAGCTCAACCTTTGCACTTAAATGATATATAAACAAAAAAATAATGAGTTTTGTAAAAAGAGTCCGAACTACCTAAGTAGTCGGGCTCAAAATTTCAAGGGAGAATTATGGGATTTATTTATTATTATTAGAATTGGTAAAGATGTTTTTGATAAACTTTTTGACAGCCAAAATGGTGTGCTGATAAATACTTTTATTCCAGTCATCGTAAGGATGCATTTTACTTAGATCGCCGATACTTACCGGGGTATCTTTCGACTGTTCTTCTTTTGTATTAAGTTTACTATTATTTTTATTATTTTCCATAACGAGCGTCTCCAAACAGATGTTTATAACGAGCCTCACTTTGTTCACGAAGTTACATAGATGTAACTCCTTCTCACCTTAGTAATATATACGTGAAAAGTTAGTGAACTCTGTAAGTGAGGCCATTATTTATCAGGACCTTAGCATATTTTGCGCAAGCCTGGCTTGTTCGAATACCTGCAGGATAGGTATGTACCTCTCGCTGTTAAGTACCGACTTAACGATAGCAGTAGGAGTGATATCCTCTCCGTATACGAAATACTGAATTAGATTCTGATTCCAGCCAGAAAGCATAGTAACTCCGGTATCGTCGTTGCAAATAGGTAAAGCTTTTTTGCCAGTTACGCACCAGAAGATAAGCTTCGGAATAGTGTACCCACTACGTTCGAAATGTCTCTTGATGCTCTGAAAAACAGAAGCATTGGTATTGTTAAATGCGGAATCAAATTGCATATCGCTGATAACAATGATACCTTCAGGTAACTGATCCTGAGTAAGATGATTTTCCTCAGCGTAACTGAGAATAGCAGCGAATACTTTAGCGAAATTAGTAGTACGGCAATCGTCGTATCGACGAAGTTCATTTACCCGATCGCTAAATTTTTCACCATGTAGTCTAACTACCTGAACATCCTCACCGAAGGTGATAAAGAGGTCTTTATACGCAGAGTTATTTTCAGCACAATACAGCGTAAGGGCATCTGCTACATCTATAGGACGTACACTACTGTATTCATTTTTACAGTACATACTGCCGGAACCATCACGGCATACCAGATACTTAGTAGGATGCTTCTTAAGATTAGCCCACATTAGATCAACAGTGGCACTGGTATCTTCATCTAACTGCTGATAAGGCTTGCATGTTTCTAAAGCTTTGATTAGGTTGACCACAGTAACCGTGTCAGTATGTATAGTCTTCTTACCAGAAGCTACATCCTCTAGATATTTTCGATAACGTTCTTCATCGTTCCTTATCCAGGCTTTCTTGTATTTAAGAAGAGCTAGAGAAGGAACTTTGGAGTAGTCTATATCCTCATAGGTTCTCTGCATGAGATCGTGCTCAACGATGTTGATCTTTTTTCTAAGCTTACTGCAAATCTTACGGTAAGCCGATGGAGATATCTTCTTATGCTTAGCACTTATCCACTTAAGAAAATCCTGTGCCATCTTGCGAGTACGCTTAGAAGAAGTATTGATACTTGGCAACCATTTGCCAAGTAATGATACTTTATCGCTTTCAATGTCTTTGTTCATGACACTGTAAGCGTATTCGTAAATGATTCCGGTTAGCAGAGTAGCTTTGTAAGAAGCACTCATAGAGGTACTGCTTTTACGGATCTCATTAGCGGCTTCTACTAATTCGAAAAGATCATCGTATCTGCCATACTCGTCTACCATTACCTTAAGCAGCTGAGTAATCAAACCGTTGGCGTAATAGAAACCTTTATTTTCAGCCAGTCTGGTAAGAAAATAGGTGAATGCCTGATAGAAAGAAGCTCTGTGCCCACAGCCGTTAATACGATCTCTCATGTACGCCAGCAGAACAGCAACCATGGCGTAAAGATGATCATTATCTCCGGCTGAGTTGCAGATGTTGTCGATGTTAGTGATTACTCTAGGGATGAGATGCTCTCTGGAGTTACCAATATCAGTAAACAGATCCAGTAGATTAGAACCAGTTGACTCGTAACCGATGCCACCCTTATCGTTGAGTGTTTTTATTGCAAACATAATTTTGTCTCCTAACAAAAAATAAATGAGAGACATACGCTCTATTGCTAGAGCGTATGTTGAGATGCTAGACACAGTTTTATCAAGGGACAGCTCCGAGGAGGTCCTGCCCACGCGCGTAAGCAAGCGGAGCCTCCCTATTCTGCTAGTTAACTTGAAAGATGCTGTTCGTGCCTATTAGCTGACTACATTGAGGTAAGACTAGATACGTTTCTTTTAGCGTAGGAAGCTTGAAATATTAAGATTGCTGTACGTACCTAAAGAGATGCAGTCAACTGTCTCAAAATATATATGTTGCTATGTAAAAAAATACGGAATGATATTTTGATTACCCGAAAATCATATGTTATGACTTTTAGATAAGGAGACATCAGTATGCCAACTAGTTCCAGTGATACTGACTACATATTATCTGGTGTTAATATTACAGATATAGATGATATTTGGTCTTATAAACAAAATGGTGTGCTGTATGGTACACCTGGTACTTTTCTACATAATGCAGGTCTGGTGAAGGAATTTGGTGAGAAGATACTTGATGCTTCCGCCAAGTCTATGGGTAATGGTGCGTATAACAATTCTATACAAAATTTCATATCTAAACTAGATCGCCATGGAACTGCATATGTTCCAATCAATACTCTGAATTATGGCTATACTTTTATAACCAGACCTAGATTGAATATGACTACTGGTAACCTTAAGCAGCATCCAGTATTGTCATTATTAGCTACAAAGTATCCTAAGTCAGTAGCTTTTGCTATTCGCATGTTGCTTGACACTTGTATTTCCAGAGGCGATATACCATTTTCATATGCTGATTCTAATGCGACGCTTACTCCAGATCAAAAAGCAATATTTGAAGCAGCTTCTAAAAATGTGCTAGTTGATATTCGTAATCCATTCTTTACTCCGCTCTGTAATGGCTTACGTGGTATCTCAGGTTACCCTGATTTCAATATGGAAACTGTCACTATGGGTGAAGATTTCCATAGCGGAGATATGACCTTTGTTAAAGGTGCTGAACTGTTTAACCGTACTCAGGAGCTTTCCCTTGAATTTGTAGATATACAGGGCTCAGTCATTTTATCCTGTCTCTTCTACTGGTGCTTATATATGGCACTTCAGGCTAAGAATGTGGTAATGGCTTATCCTGATGATATTTACGAACAACGCTTAAACTATACCGTATCTATCTATAGATTCATTACAGATAATACCCGTAGAAATATTCTCTGGTGGAGCAAAGCTACTGGGTGTTTTCCTAAATCAGCTCCGGTAGGATCGATATTTAATATCAATCAGGGCGAGGTTACTATATCAGCAGCTAAGAACTTCTCTATACCGTTTACGGCTAACTGTATAGAGTATAATGATCCTGGTATCATTTATGATTTTCGTGAACTGATGAAACGTTACAATCCGAATATTGAAAGCTGGACTACGCTTTCAGAAGATATGACTGGAGCTACTCATATAGATGAAGAGCGACATTCCGCTAAATCGTCTGATCAATCTGGATATATAGATTCTTATCGTGCCCGTCCCGATGTATACAAGAACTTTGTAGGCCTTCCGTACATTATAGGAGCTGAGGAGGATGGAGCGATAGGTGGTATTCGTCTGGTATGGAAAGAAGATCCTCGTCTTATTCCTAAGACTAATGAAATGGATCAGATAAAGAACGATATTGCTGAAACTGCTGCTAAACTTCAAGCTCTACAACAGAAGAATATCTCTGAAGCAGCTAATCAGTTATATAGAAGAGTTTAATAGGGGAGATTGATTTTTATGTTTGACGATAAATCGCTGCTTATCAGTACTTTACGAAACCCAACTAATATAGCAGCTAAGGCACTTAATGAAATTGAGAGCAGACTCAATGGCACTATTACCATTGCAGATCCTAACGCACCATTCTGTCATTTACTTGAGTTTGGTTCAAGTATAGCAGCTCAAGTGATTAACGCCATGGATGCTAAGCTTCCAGCTCTTTATCCTAAGCGTGCTGAGAGCATGGAAGATCTTTATGGCCATATGTCAGATTTTGATTATCTGCGCATGTATAGTACGCCAGCCAGAAGCGCTCTTCGTATGTTTTTACCGAAGAAGTTTCTACTGGATAATGCAGTTGAATACAATGCTAACTATAAGAAACTAGTTATTCCTAGCGATACTACTTTCTTGGTGGCTAAGTATAATTTCGGTATCTATTATCCGATTGAAATTCTTATCAATAATTATACTGGTTCATTCACTGTAGCTTACGATACTAGTGAGTCCAATCCTCTTCATGTATTATCTAAGAATATCGTAGATAAATACGAGATTCAGTATATGGGTGTTGATTACCTGATATTGGATTTCCCGATATATCAATTTAGTAAATCTTCTATTGTAGAAACTATAGTTTCTTCTACTGGATTCGTTAAGAGTATCAACTATAATGATAAATTCTATGCTCTTAGAGTTTTCAATTATAAGAATGGAACTTATACAGAGTTAGCCCAAACTCAAAGTAAGATAGTTTATGATGCAACTGTTCCTACTCTGTATCTTCAGATACATCCGGATAAAAACAAATTAGTTCTGAATATACCTCAGGTTTACTTCGATAACGGTATGATGGGAAGTAAATTATTGATAGAGGTGTATACTACTGTTGGTGTACTGGATATCGATACTTCTAATCTTCTTGATACAGATATCGGTGTAACGTATAATAACAATGCTAGAACTGATAGTACGTTTACTAATATATTTAAGAATATGCCGTATGATATCATCCTTCAGCTTAGCGGTGATCGTATCACAGGCGGCTCCAATGCTATTAGTGTATCTACTCTGAGACAGAGAGTTATTCAGGATACTCTGTACGATAGAGTTCCTATCTCAGAAGCCGATATCAGCGTTATGCTTGAAGATAATGGTTTCTATGTACATAAGTCTCTGGATAATGTAACTGATCGTATTTACTACGCTTATAAAGTAATCAGAGATAGTACTGGCTCTATAGTTCCGTCTACTACTATACCTCTGAAGCTATTAGGTACTGATGTTACTGACGGTAAACATTCTACTTTAGTTAATTGCTCAGCTGATTCGTCAGTTACTATTCTGCCTACTACTATTTACAAATATAATCAAGATGCTAACTGTGCTATTCCGTTAGTTGATGATGAATTAAATAAACTAGTTTCGCTGGATAAGGATGTTCTTGCAACCACTCTTAATACTGCAGGTTATCTTAAATCTCCGTATCATGTAAGAGTATCGATGAATGGTAATTATCCTAGAGCTGATACTTATAACCTGATGACTCCTACAGTTGATAAGATCATCTTTGTTGAGGATAACTACGAAACTACATATAAACTTGTATCCTACGCAGCTACCATCAATCACGATAACATCGGCTACTATGAGGTAACTTTATCCGTATCTGCGTCCGATGATGTTACTAACTTATCGGTAAATGATATTCTGCTATATGTGATGGTTAAATCTGACGATAAGTGGGTTGGAACTACCTGTGAATATGTTTCATTTAACCCCGCTACTAATATCTTTATCTATAAGTTTAAGATACCTACAACCTATCATCTTACTTTAGATAATAAGATTGGTATTACTTATACTAACGATGAAGATACTTATACTAACTACGAATATCTGATAAACTTAGTATCCGATTTCCATGTAGTATACATGGTATCAAGGTCGGCAGTAACTGATGTATCCGAACCAGTCGATAGTATCATTACGGGTGTACCCGATCAATATAAACAGCTATACATAGGTCTATCCCGTCAGTACTTCACTATTACTCTTGGAACTAATATCAATAATGTTATTTACAATAACGTTGAAGTTACTTTAGGTGCTAATACCTATGCCAGATATGAAACTAATATTCCGGCTAAGTATACTGAAGACGTTTACGAGAAAGATGAAAATGGTTACATCAAAACGTATACTGATGTAAACGGAAAGATGTATACCAAGAAGATACATGAAGTAGGTGAAGCTATTACCGATGAAACTGGTAAAGTTAGATTCGAACATATGGCCGGTGATGTTATCCGTGACTCGTATGGTAACCCGATAGTTGTATCGGCTGGTGTAGATACATACTTCATCACGATGATGTTTATCGACGCTAAGATGTTCTTCTCTGATAGACAAGCTGAACTCGATTTCCAGAGTAATATCTATGCTTCGCTTAATGCTTATTTTAATACTATTGCTTCCATGCAGGATCAACTGCTTGAACGTACCAAGCTTTACTTTAGATGCGTCAAGTCTATCGGTACTGCTAATGTTAATATTGGCGATGGCGCTGTTAGTAAGCAGAATATTGAACTCAGCTTCCGTATTGTGTGCTATGTTGCATCTTACGTTAAGCAGGATGAATCTATCCAGAATCAGATTACTGAGATGCTCTGCACCTTCATTGAAGAGGCTATCGAGAGTAAGACTATTTCTATGCTCGATATTTTTGAGAAAGTCAAGGAGAAGGTAAGCGACTACATTGATCACTTTGACTTACTCGGTATCAATGATAATGTTGCTCTACAGACCTTTGTAGTAACTGATGAGGATAGCCAGCCTTCTATTCGTAGGCAGTTAGTACTTACTGAAGATAATATTCTTTCGTTACGTAAGCAGATAGATGTAACTTATGTTACTCTTACTCCTAATACGTTAGCATCGAATACTTATTCTTCGTAAAAAAAATAAAAAGCTAGATAGAGCAGGAACTCCTTTAGGGAGTTCCTGCTTTTTATGGTTTTTTCAAAAAAAAAACAAAGGCTGGCGCCTACCTCTGTTCCTAGAAGATGATATCGTTGATAGTCTGTACAGCTAGCTTAGTAGCGACAGTACTATCTACCATCTTAAGGTCTTTCTCGTCTACTCCGTCTTCTTCATGTTCACGCATGACATCTGCAGCAGCTTCACTGAACATCTGGTTGACAGTTTTAAGCTTGCTATTGGGATACTTGACATCGATGATGAAGTCGTAGAGAAGGCTCTGTAGATTTTGGTCAGAGTTGGCCTGCATGTTGTGCAGTACTTTCTGAACAGTACTACTATCGTGTCCTCTAACGAAATCAGATCTGGTTAATCCTCTAGGGACAAAGCTATCATCGAGAGACTCAAGGTAAGCGTGAAGTTCCTGTTCGGTAGCAATCTGCTTAGCCTTATTCTGGTACTTACTTAAATTAGCTTTGAACTCAAGCTCTTTCTGTTTTACGATATCGGAAGCTCTATCCTTGTACAGACGTATATCAGATGCCTTAATACCCAGAGTAGGAATACGACTATCATCGCTGTTGCAGAACCCATCGTAATAGACGCTCATAGCAGCTTCGGTGATAGGCTTACCTTCGTCAGCTTCCTGAGATTCGACATCAGGGTTAACGACTCCTTCATCAAGAAGAATGGTGTTGTTCTCCATAAGCTTCTTACGAAGTGAAGCCATAGCGTATGCGCCTATCTCGAAATTCATAAGAACAGTATCCATGTTCTTATGTAACTTATTAAAGTAGGTATCACTTACATTAAGTTCAGTTTTCTTATAAGCTTGAAGGATAGGAAGATATTTTCTTACGCCCTGGGTAAAGTTGAGAATAGCTTTACCATATTTCCTGTTATTAAGATCTTTAAGATACATGCTGTACATGAAGTTGTGCATGTGGTAGTTACTGGTGATAACTTTATACATATCGGCAGTAGCTTCTTTAAGCTCATCTTCCTGTTCCTTAGGAACACTGATATTCTCAGCTACACGATTCTGTACGTCATTAGCAGTATCTTTATCTAACTGAATATCCTCTTCAGTGTTGTTAACACTATCTCCGATAGCGATAGCTTCATCAACATTAAAGGTAGGAGTCATCTTAGTGTAATCTTTCAGGTTGCTGGCGATGACCTCAGTACCACCAAATCTATTTAGTAAGGCATCCCATTTAACTCTCTTCAGAGCCAGTTTCTTCTGGTCTTTGCCTTTCCCAAGAGTATCTTCGGTACTATTCGCATCCTGTACAGTTTTCTCTGTCTTGTCATCTATCTTCTTCTCCACTGCATCAGCTTCTCTGGCTACTTCTCCACTAAGGGTAGAGAAAGTAGAACTGATATGACCACCGATAGCATCGGTAGTAGCGTTGACGATAGCGAAGCAAGGCTGAAGATTAGTATTCTTCTTAGTTCTAGTATATGCATCAGCTACACGTTGTACAATGAATGCAGCACGCTTATGCGGATCATCGATTCGCCTGAGATCATTATCACTAAGTTTAAGGTTACGGAAGGTAGTATTGATGATAACCTCTAATGCGGTTTTAAGCTGTGGATCGCTGGTCTTGACTTCAGTATCTTCAAGTTGCTCGATATCGCTGCTCAGCATTTCACTGTATACGCCGCTGTCTACTTCTTCAAATTTCATTAGCGTTTACCTCCCTTGGAGTTTTTGTCAGCAGTTACGCAGTCGTAAATCATAGCCGATAATGAAGTCTTATCGACGCTGTTAGATGCGCCTATGCTAGAAATAGCAGATCTAGTCATATCGCATTTCATTAAGTAAGCCAGTGTTCTCTTGACTAGCTTCTCGGTATTTGATTCCATATTTTTGTCCTATTTAGTATAAACAGTGCGCACATGTATACGATAGTCAAATTGTGGACTACATGCTATAAAATAGACTTTCGTTATAGACAATACGAGGTGTATTAAGTCTATGGATCAATCAACTATGATGGCTCTATTTGAGCTAGAAGATAAAGAGAATGAACAGATTCAGTCATTCTCAGAAACACCAGCTCCCACTGTAAAACCCAAAGAAGTTACTGAAGCTGAAGACCAGATAAAAGATGAAGAAAAAGATGATGAAGATGACGATAAGGAGTATCGTGAACAGCATAATGACGATGATAATACAACCGACGATACTTCCGATTTAGGCACTGATACCGGTACAGATGAATCTATAGCTACAGAAGATACAGATAAAAATACTGAAGACACTTCGGCTGAAGATGAGGATACTGCCAGCGTAGCAGCTGATCTTCATGCTACTGACGAAGACGACGATAAAGATAAAAGTAAGATAGCTACTGCATTTTATCGGATGTCGGTGTACGATATACTTCATACTCGTATGATAAAATTTGAATATGGCACGCAGGCTGGGACTCCAGATCCTGGTTGCGCCGGCTGTTCTCCAGGAACTGCTGATGCAGCTGACGCTGCTATCATAGACAGCGAGGTAGAACCGGCTGAACCTACTGTAGACAATACTAATAATGGATCAGGTGGTACTGGTGGAGATCTAGGTGGAGGAGATCTTGGTGGTGGTGATGACCTTGGCGGAGATCTGGGAGGGGATTTAGGTTCTTCATTCTACGCTAAGATGATGAGTCCTTATGATACTAAGCCTAAGTGGTATGAATTTGGTCTAGAGGAGTATGTTCCTACTTTCAATGATCCAGAAACTGCAAATTACGGTATAGGCGGACTTCTTAAAGATATTGTATCAGTTGTAGGAGATACGATTGAGGGAGCCGTTCCTATTGTTAAGAAATGTGCTAATTATCTTTCGGTAGCCGGTAAACGTGCTGTTAAAGGTATGATGACCACTAAAGCTCTTGCTAAGTTTTACAGATGGAAGTTTAAGAAGTATCTTAGCTACGTTGACGAAGAGAAACTTAAAAGCATGAAGGTAGATGCTCTTCCTGCTAAGAACTGGGTAGGTATGAGTAAGGGCTGCATAGAAATTTCCAAAGCTATTAGTTCGGTGAATGTTGACAAAGTTAGCGGTGATGATTTCAAAAAGATTATGACTGTTTTAACAGCTAAATTCAAACTAATAGGCGTTAATATGACAGCTACTGACGATAGAGCTAAATTCGAAGGATTTAATAAAGCCCGTAAAGGCGGAACTGTCTACGAACTAGGTTATACTCCTGATGTTATATCTAATTATTTTCAAGAGCTTGAATATCTTGGCGAGATAGTGTCACCTGCACGCACTAAACAATTTGCAGCTATGTTCGGTGAATTAGGTAATACTATTAAGAAAGTAGTTTCGAAGAATAAGAAAGCTGTGGAAGTATACTCTGCTAGGTTTTCATATATAACTAAATGCAGAGAGACTCTGCTTACTGTATGCGATGAACTTATAGACGAACTTAAACATATAGCTTCAGCTTATGAAGTTTGTATGGATACGGATCGTGGTGATCAGGAAACTGATAAAGCCGATGGGGTAGAGAAATAAAGATCAGCAGTGGGGTTCGTACGAACCCCACTGCTTCTGTTTAGTTCTTTGGTATGGAGGTTACCGGTAGTACGGCAGCAACGCCTTGGACTACGTTCCACTGTGAAATAGAGTAACTCCAATATGCTGGGTTAAATATTTTGTTGCGAAGTCTATGAGCGGTGTAAGCTAAATTTCTTTTTATTCTAGAGAATGCCGAAATCTGATCAAACAGTCCCATACCAGACAAAGTATTTAGATATTGGTTGAAAGTTGAATCAGTTGCAAAGATTCCGCCGTATACGCTATCATTCAATGCTAGATACATGATAGGAGACATATCTTTAATAGATAGTGAAACATCTATACATAGAGGTATCTGATTGTAGTTCCAGCCGAATTCGCTGTCACCACGTTTAATAGATAGACTATCGATGATGCCCATGGGTACGGCGAACATACCTTTGCAATATACACGACAAAGGAACGGTTGCGTATAGGAATTTTCTCCAGAACCACGCGGAAGTGTTCCGGCTAACAAGCAGGCAAGAGGTACAATGATAGACTGATAAATACTAACCATATCCCCGTAGGGAGATCTTAGCTGTATAGATAGTGAGTGACTTTTATTAAAATCAGATCCGCTATATTGTTCAGGTATGTCTATCCACGAGCCTTGCATGAGGGCTTGCCCTAAATCAGTTATACCTAAACAGTCGAATGACTTAAGTGCACCAAGAACGCCACCAATCAGATTTTTTACCATGCCTACACCTTTCTGTAGGAAGTTTTGATCTGCAGACACAGCTCCTTGAGCGCCTCCGGCGATATCATTCTGAACATGCATAGCAGATGATACTTTTTCGTTGTAAGCTCTGGCAAATGCTGATTCCTGAGTAGAGTTACTAAATGATTCGGATGCATCGGTACTGTTAGTTATACGGAATCCTAAGAATTCACTAGCACCTAACATGGAGTGCCAGAATTCAGATGCCCAATCTTTAGGCTCAGGAGAGAACAGCGTTTTTTCTGTACTCTTATTTACATAATTGTTGTAATCTAAGTTATCACTTGCTGATCCTACGCCTGCTAGTACACCTCCGCTGCTTGATGATGTTTTAGCATTTTCATTAGCTACATATGCTCCTGCCGCTTTACCATTTGCCGATTGCTGAGGCGAAGACTTACTTTTTTCCTGAACTTTATTAAGATCATTATCATTATTAGTAGGATCGTTAACCTCAAATAACTTGTTCATTTTTTCTTCAGTTAATGTACCAGAAGCTCCTCCGGCACCATGCTGATACATTCCAGGAATAGTTGTTAAATCTTTATCACGTTCTTCATAGAAGGCATCTAGTCCTACATTCATCATATCTGGCCGTACACCAGAATTAGTTCTGCTTACACTTGTTGAAGCTACTCTTGCTCTACGTCGTAGTATATCCCAAATACTTGCGCCAGTGCAACGCAATGCAGCAGGTACGTAACCGGTACCATCTGTACCACCTTGAAAATCTCCGTTAAACCATAAACCAGTATCGACTAACCATCGTGCCAGTATACTATCAACATAGCCATAATACATATGCATAGTAGTACGAAGTTCGTAGAACCTATTAACAGGGTATTTTTTTGTAAACTTACCCATTAAGTAAGGTCCTTTGAAGAGTAGACAAGGCAATGTAACAACAAGTGATACAGCTCCTCCAAAGATACGACCTATTTTTTCAGCAGTACTGACCATAGCGTTATTGTTTAACCCTATGAGATCCTGATCGAATGCTGTTTGATAAAATCTTCCAAGGTTAGTGAAATAGGGTATGCCGAAAGTGAACCAGCATATTTGCTGATTGTATTGAGTAGTGGACGCATATACACGGCCCATACCTATCTGTTGTTTAGATCCTATAGGGCCTTCAGTTACTAACACAGGATGAACAATGTCATCATCTCTGTTAAATTGCCAAAGACAGTTAATAGCGTCATTAGCACCAACTCTAGTATCCTGGTGATAAGGACGTTTTACCATATTCTGAGCAAGCGTTCTATCATCTTTCGTGCTATCGCCAGCCATACTAAAGAAATCTACAGAATTTTCTTTACCGTTGCCGCCTTCGTAATCATTAGTTATATTCTTGAAATTATCTTCTAGGTTTTCAAAATTTTTACCTAAACTTATGATGTAAGGTTCAGATAGCCAGTCACCGCCATCTGACAGCCTTTCATTGAATTTAATCTCTGATGATTTTTCTGTCATAGCCAAATTCTCCAATGTAAGTATTATGTCTAAAGTATAGTTTTGTTAGTGATGGGCGAAAATTAAACCTGAGATATTCAGCTTTTTGGCATCTTTGGTTTTACCGCTATTAACATTTATAGTAGAGAGATCCCGGATAGGGATCTCTCTAGATATATCTGCTGATTTAGCTAAATTGAATTATTTATTCTTATAAGTATTCATTATTCTTTTGAGCTCATCGATAACGGTACTAACCATATCCAAGCCTTTCATACTGGTTTTCTGAAGTTTCTCTAATCTTTCTTGCATATTTTTTGCTAGTGTAATCATTGCATTGGCAGCTTCTTGTGCAGCTACTGTTTCACTACTGTCTCCGGCACCGCCTTTCATAGGATCTATTGCCGCGATAAAAGAATTGGCTTCTTTTAGTAATTTCTCGGCTTCTTCATTCCAGAACTTAAATAAAGCTTCAAATCCGTTTGTTTGTGACTTCTTAGTGTGCGCAATAATTTCTTTGGCACGTGTAATAATTTCTTTGCCAGACATTGTTTTGGATTCATCACTACCAATACCAAATGAACTTGATGAAATTAGATCTTGCAGTAGTTTTATACTATTGTTTATCTGCTCAGTTAATTCTCCTTTGACCAAAGAAGTTATTTTGTTAATTGTATTATCGGTACCGGAATGGTTGCCATCCGCCATTTGCTTTTTAACGCTATCAGTGTACTGATATAATAGTGTTAGGGACCCGATAAAGTCATCATTATTCAATGAATTTATTAGGCTATCTAGTGATTTGACTGCGCCAGATAGCCTATCAACGGTAAACAGCCCTTTAACTTGAATTTCATCAAGCATGCCGCATTTCTTATCGAACTCGAGAATAACTTTATCACATTCTTTAATTTTAACGCCAAAGAGAGATTTTATTTTTTGCCAAACAGTTTGAGCTGTTGTTTTAAGCCAATGCCAGATAGTTGCAAAGAATTTTTTGATACTTGCCCAAATTCCTTTATTACCATCTTCCATAGCAGCTATAAATCTAGAAGAATACTGACTATAAGGGTTACCAGTAGCTGGCATAGATTCACAACTAGGGAATCTTATACCACACATACGATCTAACTCACCGTTTTGATTATACAGTGATACAAATGTTCTGTCGATACCATAAGTCTTAACATGAGTATATAGCTTACTCATCTGTATAAGCATCTGAGCTTGTACTTCAGAGTCTTTAGCTTCTACATTAGCATCAGCTACATCATTAGCTATCTCAGCAGACTGATCCGCAGCTGCTACTGCATCATCTTCAGGGGTAGTAACATTGTTGTTGATCTCAACATCACCATCAAGGTATGCTTCCATACCAGGGAATAAAGCACTTAATGCCATTTACTTATACCTCTTATAGGGTAATTACCTATTTAATAGTAAAAAAAACAAGGACTAGGGAATTTAACCCTAGTCCTTGTAGTTACTATCTATGTTGTTTTGTTTTAGCTGTATTTACAGGAAATTCTTTTATTTGCACTTTTCTAGTAGTAGGCTGCATAGATGTATTTCCAGTTGATGTGGTAAGGGTATTAGCCTTAAGTACCTGCGCCAGCTGTTCACTCATCGCTGCGAAACCTTCTCTCATAGCGTTAACTATTACATTAGCTAAATCATTACTATTAGTTGCAGGCTTAGTGACAGTAGTAGAACTACTGTTGTTATTCTTAGTATCACCGGGCTGCATAGTTTTGCAGATATTAGTTACAGAATTCTTAATTGCTTCAAGTATAGTACTTTGGTAATTAAGAGCTGTAAGCATACCAGCACTTCCGTTGTTAACCTCAGCTACGTTGTTGGCAACGCTAGTTGTTGTTATCTTAGGAGCATTGGATTGTATCTGCTGGGTTGCAGTATCAGTTGTAGTTGAAGTAGTCGCTGCAGCATCAGCAGCTGCATTAGCTGCGGCTCTGTCTGCAACTAACTGTTTAGTTTCACCGCTATAACTATCTGGATAAGTTACTCCTGTTGCTGCAGATGCAACTTCCGGCTCAGCTATAGAGGTATCTTTACCTGTACTATTAGCAGCTTTAACAGCAGCATCTTCCTTACTATCTGTCGGTGAGCTATCTGTCTTAGGTTCTTTATTTATCTCTTGTTTACTTTCGGTTATAGCTGATTTAGCATTAGCCGTATTGATAAACTTCGAGATATCGGGTAATCCGCTTCTCTTTAATTCAAAATGTTGTTCTTCGTTATGCTTAGGCTTATAGACACGGGTTATACCAACAGCGTTGAGATACGGTTCCAGTTCATCTGCAACAGTATTTCTTACGTTGTAGCCTTTACCCATGACGCCACCGCCGTTAGCATCACCGAGATCTACAGCGTAGTGCGATTCGTGTGCTGAACGACCAGGTAAAGCCGAGTTACCAGGCTGCCTTGCATGTATTCTTGCCTGATCCTGATAAGACCGGTAAGCTGAAGTTATAGTCCAGCCTCTGGCTTTATCACCTTTATCATCTTCGTAGAGTTTACCAGCTATATACAGACGTTTGATCAGTTCAGGTGTGAGTTGTGCTACCGATTTCCAGCCACCGCCGCCGTAGATAGTAGTAGAGCCTTTCATCGTACGCAGACCACGCAGCTTGTTTAGAGCATCAGCTGCATCTGCAGGTAGATCAGCAGAAGACAGTTGTAGATTCTCTTCTTTGAGAATGCCTACTCCTGCTCCACCTTGCCCGTTAGTATAACTAACTGAAGGCTGACCAGATCCTGTGATACCACTTACAGCTCCAGCTACGCTTGATGGAGCATTATCCGAAGCACTGATATCAGCTGAGGTTTTGTAAGATACACCACCGGCTGCGTCACGGGTATTATCGTCAGTCTGAATTTCAGGCATATCTTCTGTCTTAATAGCATTAACTTTACCTTTCGAGAGTCTGGTGAACCAGGCTACTGCGTTAGTGTAACGTTCCTGTAATTCAGCTGCTTTCGCTTCTTCCTTTCCGTGTAATATTACATAAGGTTTCTCAAACTGACTAAGAACTATCCAAGTAGCTTCTTGTACATCTTGGCTCTTCTTAAGTTGTGCTAGTGAGTTCTTTCCAATTACGTTGCATAGTTTGCTGCCAGGTTCTTTATCAGCTGGTGTTCCTCGCTCAAATTCAGTAAAGAGGAACTCTATCTGAACATCAGCATCACCGACAGATTTACCTCTGCTTACAGCAAGATCCCAAAGACCTGCTTTTCTATTCGAGGTTGTCCATTGTGCTAAGCCGTATCCTTTACTATCTTTGATAAATTGATCTCTGACAGAACCTACACTGTTAGTGTAATCGATACTCTTCTTACGGTCTCTGGAAACATCATTCTGAACACGTATACATTCAACACCAGATTCTTTCTGTAAGTTACCGAGCAGTCCAGCTACAGCAGATTCGCTCCAGCCGTGGCTAGTGAAGTATTTCCAGATTCTGGCACCTAGTTTAAGGGTACTATCGTCACTGACAGCTGCCTGTGCTGCTACTCTGGCTTTATTTTCCTTAGCTATTACAGCTTCAGTATCTTTACCAAAGATACGTCCGGCTGCATGTGCTATTTTACTAGTCGTACCTTCATAGATCTCAGTTGCTTTATCTTTTATCGCACCGGCTACATCTCCTCGTTTGAGTTTATCTAACCAAGTGTCGTTTACGGTAGAATCTTCAGTTTCAGTTTTATCGCCATTAGCCGATCCGGCTAGTACTTCACTAGGCTTAGGGAAGAACTTCTTGTACAGATTGTACAGGATTAAGTCAGTAGGAGATAACGTTATACCTCTAAGGCCTCTATCATCTAAGCCATCTCTAAGTAAAGCTTTGATAGTTCTCTTGCCATTAAGTATATCGTCAACTGCGCTTGCTGTCCTAGCACCGTAAGTGGAACGTATAGCGTTAGTTAGAAGTTGGTTAAATCTTCCACCGCCCTTGTGAGGTAATACAGTTTCAGCACCAGCTTCGCCAACCGTAACGTTTCCGATATCAGTTCTGCCTTTGACTACACCGCCTCTGAGCCAGTCAATAACACCACCATTAGCCATGGCTTTGTGATCAGCTGTCTTCTCAGCAGCAGCTTTCTTATCATCAAACCACTTAGTAAGAGCTGCTTCGGAATATTCTATTCCCTTGGAACTCCAGTAGTCATCGATAGCTTTAGCTTCTTTGTCTACTAGCGAAATAATGTCAGCAGTAAGTTGATTCCTATCAGAGTTGTAAATTCTAGCGAAGTATTTGAATGCTTCAGCAGAAGTAGGTATATCCTTAGGATCGTACTTATACGACTGCTTAGCAAGATCGCTCATAGTCTGTTCAGGATTTGCACCGGTTCCATTAGCGTTAGGAGATTGTGTACCGGATTGAGTACTACCACTCTTACCAGCAGCTCCTTCGTTGTTAGCAGGTTCAGCTGCGTTATCTTTACTCTTATCGTTATCTTTATTGGTGTTCTTATCAGATCCAGGAGCACCGTTGCGTTTAATAGAACCCTTAGTTCCGATATTATTCGCAGTGTTATCTTTGGCAGTGAACTTATCGTACGCTTCCATGATTTGCGCTACAGGAATATTGAACAACCCGGTTCCTAAGTTGAAATCGCGTAAATAAGGGCGAGATGCGCTGGAGCAAATTTTCTCGGCTCTGGTAAGGAACATGATTAAAGCATTTCTACGCTGCGCTGCAGGGATAGCAGTAGGATCGGGCATTACTGTATCATCATGGCCAGTTAGCTTATTGACGAAAGAAGTGTAGTACGCAAATACTGGATTGATAACCCAGGATACCCACTCTCTAACAATGTTAGCCCATTTGTTAAGTTTGTCAACAACACTTTCAAGCCAGTCAGCAACAGCAACGTCATCCTCAGTTTTTCTTCCCATTTTCTTGAGGTCATTGTTAATATACTGAATGCAATCATCGATATTTTTACTGATATCCGGATTAGTTCTATTTCCATCAGGATCCATCCAACTAGGATGTTCCCATTTAGAAGCAGCTATTCTTACTGCATCAGGGTTACCAAGCTGGAAGAAGGTGAATGCTGCCAGTTTGCTTACGTTCTCAGCGAAGGTTGAGCTAGCACCGTTGTTCTGATAGTCAAATAGACTCTTTTCAAGAGAATCCTGAGCATTACGGCCAGAAGTAACTTTGTCGAATAAATCACGGAAAGCTCTGAACCATTTTCCTTCAAGGTTATCCTTAAAGGTATCGCCTAGATATACTCCGGGAGGAGTACCGAGAACGTTAGAGTAAGATCTTAATCTTGCCTGGAAGAATTGAGTCTTGATAGAACCAGCGGTTAAGATATTTTTCCATTTAGCAGGAATCTTCTTATCTTCAGCATCAGGAACACCAAGATAAGCAGCCATGGATTTCGGGTTAGATCCGGAAGATCTGGTTACTATAGCGATATCCTGATCGAGTGTGGACGCTGCTTTAGTAGTAGCTTCTGCTACGCCTTTATCACCATCTTTACCCATACCAGTTGTAACGCTATTTATCCTGTTAGTTACCTCATTCTTATTTTTTTCGCTATTTGCAGCAAGAGTAGCTGAAACTGCTGAAGTTACAGGAGCATTGCCCTTACCTTCGGCTGTAGCTTTCTCATAGGCTAAGAGTTCTTTGATGAACTTAACGTAGCCTTTGCTACTCATCGGGTAATCTTTGTACTTAGCGGCTTTAGGCGATGCAGCTTTCTTAAAGTACTCCATTGCCTCTTCGCGTTCTTCTTTCTTGATATCATCAGGGTTGACATTATCACCAGGTTCTCTTTCGGTGTATATACTGACTATGGTTACGTAGTCCTTATATACTGGTAAGAATACATGCTCTACCCAGTATCTGATAAAGTCTTTAGCCCATTTGTTGTCCTTATCGCTGTAATCTACCTGTGCACGTACATTACCCCGTCTTCCTCTCGAGTTAGCAATTCCTTTTTTAGGTCTGATGAATCCGATAGTAATACCGAATTTCTCAAGTACTTTGTCGTCTAGCCCAGTATTGATTAGGTTGTTGGCAGCATCTTCGCCTTCCTCAACGGTAGCTAAAGCTTTCTTTTCGAGTTCCTCGATAGCAGCTAGTCTAGCTTTAGTTGTGGGATCTTCTACGCCAATAGTAGCATTAGGATAGTTGTAGTACTTATACCTTAATTCGCGCCATGAGTTCTTCTCGACAGTATTACTTCCTCTACCGTAGAAGTAATCTCCGATAGATTCGCCAATACCCGTGATAGATTTCCCGATACCTGTAAGTAGTTTCTTAGTTCCCTTAGTGAGTGAACGCCAGGATCCTTTGAAATCTCCCTCCCAAAGTTTATCCCAAGCTTCACCGAACTGATGCCCAGTTCCCTGGAATGCTTCAGTTACTTTTTCTCCAACGCTCTTAGATCTTCTTACTGTAGTAGCTGAATCTATAGCAGTCTTATCGATAGCCATGTACCATTCAGCATAACCTTTAGCAGTAGGAATGAGATCGAATAGCTTATTCTTACTCTTGTAGTCAGATGCCCCCTTCTTAAATGCATCGATAGTCTGTGCTCTGATTTCCTTAGGAACACTGTTAAGGTGAGGCTTATCACCAATATCAGTTTTAGTAACAGCACGAAGAGCCCTAAGGTACATGGTGAAGATAGGCATAAAGATTCTATTCCACCAAGTTGAGATGTAGTCTACCTTAGCATCTTCAACTTCTTTAGTATTTCCTCCGAATTTCTTAGCACTAGCTTTTATCTCTTCATCTGGAATGAGTTCATCTGCAAGTTCAGTTAACTCAGTTCTATCAAGATCAGGACGTTCCTGGTCGACGATAGGTCTGGCTTTATCTTCAAGGTTATCCAGGAATTCTATCTTATCAGTAGTGGTTATTCCTGTCACAAGACTCCGGGTGAGGTCAAAGGCGATACCAATGGGGCCAAAGGGGATACCAACTTCTTTATTTCTATTTATAGCTGCTTCTTTCTTCTTGAAGTTGTATGCTACTAACTTAGCTTCACGCCAAGCTTGATCGTAGGAACTAACATCTTCAGAGTAGAAGTCTTTAGCCATATCGGCAATAGATCCGAATAGCCCAAATATAGAATCTCTTATACCTTTACCAAATGCATAAGTTGCGTTCAGTAAGTTGCCGTGCTTCAGTTCGTTCCAGCTGTAACTAAAATCTTTTCCTGCACGGCTAAAGTTAGATTTACTGAATTCTTTGTTACGGTTGCGTTGTTCTTCTTTCTCTCTAAATTTTGCATCTTTACGTCTGTCTGCCAACCACTTAATAAAGCATTGCTTATTAGGAACAAGCTTGCTGGCAGGACCGCTTGCATATTTCTCTAAAGCTTTGTCAAGAGCCTGTTTAACAGCATAAGCTTTGGATGCATCGACATCGTCAGCTTTAGGCTGTTTCTTTCCATCATTGTTTGTTACCTGGCAAATAATCTTTACATAGTCTTTATAAGCAGGTAAAAATCTCGCACGGTACCATTGAGTTAAGAACTCAATTTTATTTGCTTCGCTATCGTCATCCCCGGCATCGAAGTAACCCATTCCGCCAATGAAATCTATCTTTTCACCAAATTGTTCAAGACGATCGTTATCAACGCCTTCTTGGCCATTCTTCCAGGCGTTATAAGTATCGGTTTCAAGGTCTTCGAAAGCTTCCCACTGTTTGGTCGTTAAACCATAAGCTTTAGCTCTCGGTATACGGAATAGCTTAGTAGTACCGCTGTCAGATGCTAATTTATAAGTGTAGTATCCAACTGTACCTAAAGTAAGTGCCCAGCCTATAGGACCGCTAAGTAATCCAGCTGCAACGCGCCCAGTAAGTCCAAGTAGTCCGCCGCCTAGTCTAAGTGCTCCACCGGCTAAACCAAGAACTCCTCTTGCTCCAGCTCCTAATACAGTTCCAGCTGCTCTTCCGGCTCCGCCTAGTACTGCTCCGGCAGCTCTGCCTACACCACCGAGCATAGTGCCAGCTGCACGGCCCATCATGCGGGCTCCGCCGCGAATGCCACGACCTGCAGCTCGACCCATGCTTCTGAGTCTTCTACCCGCTCTGCGTCTGGCTATTCGGGCACGTCTTAATCCATTCTGTTTTTTCTTTTCCCACCATCCACCGGCGGTGTCTTTAAGTGCGCTGATACCGGAAGCTGCCATCATCCAATCCCAAATGCTGCTCCCGCCTTCCCCAGATGAGTTATTCTCATCGGCTTCTTCAGGACCATCATTGGGTTCGCCGTCAGCTGCCATTTCAGCCTTATCTTTATTCTTTTTCTTTTCCTGTTCTTCTTGTTTCTGTTTACGCTTCTTCCTTTCTTCTTCTTTACGTTTTTGGTAATCGCGATATGATCCGTCACGATAGCCGCTACCGTCGTTATCGCCTGCAACGGAACCACCTGGCATACGTGCGTCTAGTAATTCGTAGATGTCTATTAACCTATCGCCAATGATGTCGATAAGGTCATTCCTGGTTATACCGAATCCTGTCAATGTGGAAACGACCGAGGAGAAGGCCGAGGTGATGAACTTGCCTACAGCAGTTCCGCTTTCACCTAATACATGTAATCCACCACGGAACAGTTTCATAACTTTTCCAGCTGCGCCTTTGATAGCTTTACCTGCAAGCTTGACGCCTTTAAGTGCCAGAGATCCGGCTATTCGCATGGCTTTACCAGCAACCTGTGCAGCTTTGCCGGCTATTGATGCTCCTCGCCACTTAGTTAGCCTATTACCGTTTGCATCGTACAAACCGTTTTTCAAATCGTCATCGTCAATGATAACCTGATAGCTACCATCCTTAAATTCATAAACTTCTTTCTCGATGCCATATGCAGATTTAACAGGGACCCAATCACCTGGACCAAATCCTTTAACTACATACTTTCTAGTAGTCTTGTTATTTACAAGATCTTTTCCGTTAATTACTTTCTTAAATTCAGCAGTATCTTTATCAATGATGTAAACATCAATGAACGGGTCTCTTTTTGTGAATAACCAGCTAGTGAGCTTCATAGCCTTTTTGAGAGCTCCACCTACTAGCCCAGGTAAACTAAAAATAGCATCAGTTGCTATAGTTCCAACTCTACGAACCTTAGAAGCAAACCTAGATAAGAAGGATGATTTAATTGGTTTACCATCAGCAAATATTAGTCCTTCTCCTTCAGTGATATCTTCAGAAGAAATGAGCATATTGCCGATACGGTTGTTTTCTTTATCCCATTGATAGCAGGGGCCTTTGATATCGTAAACAGTTCTTACTTTGTGTCCTTTAGCATCTACAACTAGTCCATCGCGAAATGCTTCGCCAGAAACAAGCGGTTTAGACTTATCTTGCTGACGAGAACTATAGACATCGTCGTAGGCTCTAGTTAAACCAGAATATGTTTGAGCTACTTGCCCAGCTGCAGCATTAAACGCAGTGGATGCAACTTTAGTTACTTTCTCAAATGGATGGATGTCCTTGATGAATTTAATAACAGATGAAATCGCACTTCCGCCAAGATCAACAATACCGTGTCCAGCACTACCTAGCTTACTACCAAAATCACCGAAACCTTTTTTAAGTTTCTTACCGGTGAATAGAGTATAGATCATCGAAGTAGCGTTGTTAAGAGCAAAAGACAATCCAGCTACACTGCCTTTGATAGCAGCCGCAAGAGGCTGAACGAAGATAGTATTAAACAGTCCTTTCTTTTTCTTTTTATCCTGCGCAGCAGCTTCAGTTGGATCTGTGTTAGTACGGATACTTGCTATATCATTTGCTGACTTGCCAGTATTTTCTTTGATCTCAACAACATCAGCCGCTATAGCTTTTACTACAGACAGCATAGCTTTGTTGTTAGATCTACCACGTTCTCTGGAAGATTTCTTGTGCTCAGTAGTAATCTTTTCGGCAGTTTTATAAAGGTTATCTAAAGTATCGGTATTGTGCTTCATGAAGTCTAGCATCTTAGAAACACTCTTATCGAGATTTCCGATACCAGTACGCATATCTACGTTATCGATATTAAGCGAACCACTTAAGGTACTAAGATCGATAGACGTAGGAGTAGGAGAACCACTAGGGCCGTTAGGACCATTACCATTAGGCTGAGTATTACCAGCTCCACCATTTCCTCCGAAGTGCTGATCTAGTAGAGCTGCTATCTTAGATACATCACTCTTGATGAAGTCTACAGTTGCGTTCTGAGTCTGAGTAAGTGTAACCAGATTATTAAACGCAGCAGTATTAAGACCGCCATTAGGCTGAGTATTACCATTTCTGCCTGAAGGTTTAGGACCTTTAGGAGCACGAACATTGGCTTTTCTGTAAGATCTATTAAGATTTCTTAAAGACTTTGATTTAGTAGTTTGAGTAAAATCTTGAGCGATCTTATTTTGTTCATTATTTTCGAAATTTTCTATGTTGTTAGATAATTTGTCTATGCCTGCTTCATCAGACGAAAGATTATCGAATTCATCCGGGTTAGCTTTGAGGTAGTTAATAGCTTCCCAGGCAAAATCGGGCATTTGATCTATTACTATCTGTAGCTCTCTATTAGATTCAACTAACTGTAAAAACTTAACCTTATCCGGTACGGACATAAGCCAGTTAGTGATTACGGTTTCGTCGATGTTATCAAGTTTTCGGACATGTCCATTCTCATCTACAAATACCGAACGAATATCGCCAAGAGATTTACCGAATTTGTTGATAACTTTAAGCGCATTGCTCATAGCTACGTCATACGCTTTGTCAGCAGCCGCAGCACCAATATTTTCAAGACCTTCAGCACCAAAGAATTTACCGATCATTTCAAAGAACGATCCAGCTTTACCAGCAGCTTTAGCTCGCATGCCAGGCGCATATTTAACTTCGTTAAGAAGATCAGGATCGTTATCTTTTATGGCTTCATCTACTGTTTTGCCAGGATTATTACGCTGGTATTCCTTGAATATCTTTTTGCCTGCTCTATCCTCAGTCAGGAATTTCTTAAGAGCTTCTTTACCCTCGTCTGTATATAGGAAGTTTTCAACTCTTCTTATTGCACGATCTTCTTTAGCCTGATCGGCTGCACTCATTCTGTTGTAAGCTTCCCGCCGCATTTGTGCTTTTGTATTAAGTGTCGATCCAGCAATTTCTTTAGCGGTTAAACTACCGTTATATTGTTCACGTAAATTGTTTACTTTATTACGATCGATATAAGTGCGGCCATATTTATCTGTGTGAGTTACATTGACTTTCTTAGAGATGCTAGCGTCTTGATCAGCCATGGTAGCCAACATGACATTAGCTTCACGATTGGTACTGTTTATTGAAATCTCATTTATCTTATTTCTGAGCTGAAGAGCCATACCTTTATTAAGTTCATTGGTTTTAGGATCTGTCAGCAATTTGATGAACCATTCAGTTACATTCAGTACCTTGTCTGGTTTTACATTTCCGTAGGCTGCTTTGAATAAAGCGTTATCTTCGTAATCAGTATTTTCAGCTTCTAGGCTGGATTTAATTCTTTGGAAGTCAAGAAGTATTTCGTCTCCGCCATGATCGATTGCGTAGTTGCTGGCAGCCATGCCACCCATGACAGCAGTTATACCGTCGGCATAGTTGGCTAACTGTTTATCCATTTCTTTGTACAAAGCTGCGTTTTGTTTCTTGAAATTTGTTTCAAGAAGATCTCTGGCGGAGTTTAGGTTTCCTTGGCGTTCGTACAGAAGTGTATTTCTGGAACCAGCTAATTCTTTTTGTACGCTTTCGACATATGCGGAGGTGGTAGTTAATTGATTCTTCTTAAAATCCCAAACTTGTTCTTCTGCATTAGTGTTGCCAGTAGCTAATATTTCGAGATATTTAGTCTGTGACCTTAGGTATGCAGGGATAATTTTCTCGATGGTTAAAATTGTACGATTAGATAGTTTACCACCTTTATCTAAATCTGCATAATTAGAAGTAGATATTTCATCAGACTGACGAAGATCAGGAGTAATATTAGCTAAGAAATCTTTGAGTCCTGACAGTTTGTCCGGATCACCTATTCTGCCAGCTGCGTAATCGTTAATTAGTAGTTTGATGCCGTTTTCGCCAAGCGAGAGATAACCTTCTACTTTTGCTCTGGTAGCAGGATCTAGGCTATCCAGCATTTTGTTAGTGAGCTGCTTAGTAAACCCGCTAAATACTTTCTTAACACCAAAGTTCAAGCCCATTCTGCCCACATCGCTCCATTGAAATTCCTCTGGGGCTTTGCCGAGCATCATGTCCATATTTCCGCCGAGCATATCCATCGCGGTTGTACCCATTTCCATCTGACTGATGAATGGCTTTACATACTGCTCCATGATGTTCTTACGCATATCGCCGAAATATGAACCGAGTTTATTGCCTACTGTGTTAAGTAGACCTTCTTTGACTTTCTTTTTGATTAGTTCGGTTGAGGTTATCTTATCGACGTCAGGAAGCGCAGTATTCTTGCGAATAGCATCAAGACGCTCCTGGAAAGATTTAACCATCAGTTTATGCGATTCAAGTAAATCTTGAGTTGCATATAACTGTTTGTATTTAAGTTCTAGATCTTTCTTAAGGTAAGCAGTAAATGTACCACGAGTAAATGCTGTCTGAAAAACACTTTGATTACGAATGACGTTAAGAATACTAGCGGTTTCCTGATGGTGTATCTGACCGACACGTCTATCAAAGGTTTTTTCTATAGTGGCTTCACGCTTATCTTCTACACGTTCCTGCTGTTCAGCCTGGAAGATTGCGGCCATGGCGTTCTTCTGGCTTTCTTCTCTTATCTGATCTTTACTTTTAGGCTCGTAACCGCCTTCATCAGGTTCGTGTATTTTATCGATAAGTGCAGCTATTTTCTTATCGAGTTTGAACGGTAATCTTCCTGCTAAACTAGTTGCCATTCTCTTGGCACTACGCATAGTTGCGTTATAGGCAGGAATAATTTTATCTAGTGATTCAGTTTTGAGAGTATCGAGTTCTGATAGTAAATTCTGTCCTCCTTCCCAGGTTCTCGATACATTAGGCATAGATTTATCGATAGCGTTTTTGATACCTTCGCCGGCACCTTCAAGAGCATTACTCTTGATAGCATCGACATCTATACCCACATCTCTTAGCTTTTTGATTATCGGATGTCGTTTATCTGGATCGACTATATCTTCATCGGACTGATAATCAAAGTTGTCGTTTAGAAGGTCGTCGAGTTCCGAATCCAGATTGTCTCTGTCAAATTCGTGTTTCGCATCCTTCGAAGTCGGGTCTTTACTCTTTTTATCAAAGAAACTCATAATGAATAATCCTCCTACTTATCGGTAGCAACGTCAAACGATGCAAATAGGAAATGACAGAGAGTGTTCATTACTAGTTCAGTAGTCTGAAATAGTAACTTCATAGTCTCTTTGTCGGTAAAATCTACGTTGTATCTTTGCCACTGATGAAGCATACTGTCTTCGCAGCTATACGGTGCATAGATTTGAGTTAAAGGCATAGAAGCTTCTTCTATTAACGGTTTATACAAAGTGCCTTTAACATCGCAGGTATAGTTGATGTTATCGATAAACATTAGATCCATAGATCTCCATTTATCTTCATTTATGGTACGCGGATCAGTGGTGATAAATTCTACTACAGCTCTGCCATCCGAAATATTGTTTAAGATATTGCAGTAAGTCTTAGTTAAGTCGTTCTGTTGTAAGGGATATGTGTTGACAGTAACATGTATTTTATCAAAATATCTGACACGGGTATTGTTGTCATACAGCATAATGAAGATACGTTTAATCATCCCGGATAGTGAAGTATCGGGACTGCAATTAAAGATGTCTCTGCTGTATTTGGCATCTTTATACATTTTCTGGTATTCGCTTTCTTTATATTTTAGTTTAGGGAAAGCAAAGGTAAAACTACGATTGGGTCTCATCTGGTATCTATCCAGATTGGCTTTTATATACGGTAATGCTTCTTTATCGGTAGCTAGTATAAGCCCCAATCTGGTATCTTTCAGTAGGGCTAAATCTATGTACACTTCTTTAATAGCGTGAAATTTGCTATACATGATAGCGTCATTAACCTTAGTGATAAGATCATCGTGTTTATCCAGAAAATCAGAATATGCGCTCATAATTTCTACCTAAACAAAACTTGTCTAAAGACCTACAACGGTGCGTCATCGAATGGCGCACATTGTATCATTTGTATATGATATAAATCATCGAAATATTTTTCTTATTTGGGAGCTGCACATGGCTAAGCTAGCACCATTTAACATAACAATGATCAATCCGGATGAATACGTTGAACGTAAGCAGTGCTTACCTGTGACATCTCATGCAATGTACGAGTCCTCCACTGAGAGATTTCATCCGGATGGCTTATACTCCGAAGTTATATTTGGACAGTTAGGATCTAGAGAACGACTGATACGGCGTGGTTTTGTGTATTTACGTACTACGTTGGTATCCCCACATCTCTATCGACAGATATTGACTCTTAAAGGGTTTTATCAAGATATAGCTGCCGGTAAGCAGTATGCTTATTTTGATCCTGCTACTAAAGATTTCGTTAGAACCACTAGAGATGATCCTAATTCAGATACAGGATATCAATTCTTTATATCTCATCTGTTAGAGATAAATTTTGCTAGAACTGAATCAGCTCAGCGTAATGACAAAATAGAACTAATAAACAAGTATAAAGATCGTTTGTTCATTACCAAGTTTATTATTCTTCCAGCTGCATTAAGAGATGTTAGAATTCATAACGGTAGGCCTGAATCTGAAAAAATAAATAAACTGTACCTTAACTTATTGTCGTTAACAAAATCTCTTCCTGACAATGGAACAGATGATCCTATCTTTGATCCTATACGTTACCAGATGCAGAATAAACTGCAGGAAATCTATGAATACATCAGAAACATGATAGATGACAAGCATGGATTTGCTCAGGGTAAATATGCTGCAAGAGATATTGTTTACGGTTCACGTAACGTTATTACTTCTCCTCTATTAACTGCAACTAAGTCACCAGATTCTCCTAATGTATTTAGTATCGATGAAGCTTTGATACCTTTATTTGAAGGATTAAAAGCGCTGGTTCCTGTGATAGTAAATGTCATGACTACTCAGCTCTTTGTAGGTACATTTGGTGCAGGGCAGAGTAATACTGTTGCTCTTATTAACTCTAAAACACTTAAACGTGAATACGTAGAAGTAGATGATAGAACCATAGCTAGATTTACTACTGCTGATGGAATAAACGATATCATCAATGACTTCCGTGATAACACCATGCATTTTGAGCCTGTATCTATTAAACCAGTCAGAGGCCCAGATGGTTCTCCTACTACAGATAACTATTATCTGTTTATGGTTTATGATACAGGAGATACCATTTATCAGTTCAAAGATATCGATGACTTCAAACAGATGCTGGCTCGTTCTGATAGATATCGTGATGACAATCCGTACGTTCATGTACTTGATGATTATCCGGCAGAGAATTACGTTATCGAAGGTACTGGCGCATTAAGAGCTCACGGTATGGATATCAACCCTCAGGATCTTGATGTTATCATGAAGCCTGAGATGTATCAGCATTTTCTTGAGATAGTTAAAAATCAAAATGTTCAGCCTGACGAATTCGGTGATTATGAAATTTTGGTGGATGATGTTGAAATCCACATGAAGAATAATTGCTACGGTATTAAGAACGATGCTGATTGGGAAAAGTTTAAGAAAGAACAGTCGATGCTCATAGGTTCGCATAACTATATAACCCCCGATGTCATGGCTGCACGGTACAGAGCTATACAGGCTAAAGGCGGTAGACTTAAAGATAAGCGTAAGCTTGAGTTTTATAATAGTATTATCTTTGATCCGTCTAAGGTCAGACCTATGACCTATATCGAGTTACTGTATATAGCTTGCTTCAAAGCAGCTATGGGTAGACACTTTACTGTTACTCGTTATCCTGTACTGAATCTGTACAATATTTATCCGGTTAAGGGGCACATAATTTCTACTGAGCCGAGTCGTGTAGTTAAGTATGCATTTGCACCTAATCCAGATAGATATATGGTTATGAACTCATATCCGGTTATAGGAGCGGTATCTAAACAATCTCTTTCAGTGCATCCTTCTACGTTAGGACACCTTGGTGGAGATCATGATGGCGATACCATGAGTTTACTGCCTATACTTTCTGAGGATGCTAATAAGGAAGTAGCAACTTTCATGCAGTCTACAGCTTCTATTGTCGATGAAAGTGGTGGGCTTATATTCGGTCTATCAGCTGGCGGAGCCAGTGTAGTTGTACCTATAACTTTATTCTTCTGCACCTATAGGCCTCTCGAGTAAAAAAAGAAGCAGTCGGTTTATCCGACTGCTTCTCACTTTCGCTTAAGACAGATTTGAACTACTGGTTATCTTCTGCAACTCTGTTCCAGAAATCCCTGGGGGTCTTACCAGCCCAAGTGAGCAGGCTTCCGGTGAGTTCTTCCCAAAACTCCTTGAAGCCAGGTACGTCCTTAACTTCACGAACAGCGTAGGCTACGGCCCTGTCTTCCACGACTCTATCGTACAAGAACTGAGCGACCTTCTCAGAATAGTCCTCATCGAGTTCTCTCTTACCCAGTCTCCAGTCTTCCTGGAACTGTTCATAGCAACGTCGACCAACGTTGCCTGCCGTAATCATTACTATACTTTCAAGATTACGAAACTTCCAATCGGGCTTAACATATTTAGTACTCATAGTTTACTCCTTTGCTTTACTACATCGTTATAGTAATAATGCTCAATCCCTGTTTTATCAGACTATGCTACTTGAGTGGTTCTAACCTTTACAGGTCGGTTCCCTTCCAAGCAAGCTCAACGACCGCGTCACCCCTCACGAGGGCACTGGCGAGAGCCTGGCCCGCCTCCCAATCGTACTTATTGTCGGTAGCGATGGTAAGCTTCTCCGTATCTATCACGAAGAGAGTCTTCTTCTCTTTGTTATCTCTGATAACAAGAGTAAAAGTTCCCTTGATGCCGGCATCAACCATATGGCCGATATGGTAAAGTGCTTCGAATACTTTCATATATGCACCTCCAAGTGCTATGTGTTTACGATCGAAGCCAGAGTTGCCTCCAGCTCCACCTATTCACTTTAATAATATATATCTAAGAATACATTGGGGCTACACTATTACTTATGTTATTTCAGTATGGAATGATTTACTATATAGGAGCTACTATGAAAATTCATATCAAAATAACTAAGGATGAGATTACTAAAGAGAATATCATTGAGTCTTTTGAAATGATAACTGCTGATAAGCTAAATAAACTAGGGCTTCTTCCAGTTAATGAAGTTATTGTAGATGCTAGCACAGTGCCAGTATCTTTTTATAAAGAATGGTTTTATTATAAAGTAGATAAATATTCTAAGCAAGTATTACAATTCAGTCCTAAACTCTATGCTAAATATAACTCCGGAAATACGACTAAAGCCGTTCGTTAAATGGGTCGGAGGTAAGACCCAACTTCTATACAAGTTGACAGATATAATACCAGATGACTATAAAAGGTATTATGAACCGTTCATAGGAGGCGGAGCATTATTCTTCGATCATATGCCGACTAATGCAGTTATAGGCGATAAAAATTATCAGTTGATAAATGCTTATAGATGTGTTAAAGATAAGCTTGATGATTTATTAGAGCAGCTAGACAAACTTAATGTAGATGTATCTAGCGAAGACGCATGTGCAACATATTACCAACGAAGAGAACGTTTCAATAAGAGAGAAGAACTTAATCTTCCAGATGTTGAATGCGCTGCTTTATTTATATGGCTTAATAAGCATTGCTTTAATGGTATATATCGGGTTAATGCCAACGGTATGTTTAACGTCCCGTGGAATAGAAAGTCTAAGAAACAGGTAGTTGATGTAAAGAATCTTAGAGGAATTTCCGAATATCTTAATACCAGCAATATACAGATTATAAATGGTGACTTTGAAGAGACCTGTGCTACTGTATCGGAGAAGGATTTTGTTTATATAGATTCTCCTTATGTACCGGTAAGTATGACTGCTAACTTTACTACGTACTGTGCTAAAGGTTTCAGTATGGATGATCATAAACGTCTTGCTGAATTTGTTAAAGTGCTAGATCGTCGTGGCGCTTATGTACTGATAAGCAACAACGATGTTCCTTTAGTGCGAGAGATGTATAAAGACTTCCATATACTTCCGATAAATGTATTAAGGTCTATCAATCGTGATGGCGGCAATCGTCATGGTAATGAAGTTATCATAACTAACTATGAATAAATAGATGCTACTGGAGGTTAACCTCCAGTAGCATCATCTTACTCTTTATGATGTTCCTTATTGCGTTTAACGAACTCATTTGCTTTAAGTTTAGTATCCAGATATTTCTGGTTCTTTTTACTTAGATCTCTATACCAACGGGAATAACTGATACGTTCATCTGCTGATTCAAAATCGAGTTTACCTAAGAACTGATCTATTTCGTTACGGGTTTTAAGTTCACGCATAGTTATATCCTTATCTGATATACTTGATAGCCAGCAGCATGATGTACATGATGAATGCTACGCGTAATGCGGATAGTGTTGTTTCACGGCGAGATGCTTGTAATTCTAATACAAGGTTTCCAACAGATGACTTAACTGCTATGATACCTGCATCAGATATACGAGAAGATGAGTATACATCCTTAGTAGTTTTAAGTATAGCTACCGGAGAATTGATATTAGTCCCATTATTACGGCAATAACGATAAGTTTGCTGAATGATTTGCTGAACCAGGACATGTCCACCTATGTAAAGTTCTTCATCTCCGATAGTACTAATTTTATCATCGTTTTTAGTCTTAGCCATCTTGACACAGTATTCAGAAAATGCTAGCATCATTTGTCTTATCTGATCAGGACGTAGTGCAGTAAACAGTCCAGCTGTTAACCTTATAGCTCTATCATCAAGCAGTCTTGATACAGACATGGTATCCTGATATACAGAAGAAATAGCCATATCCAGCCCAGACTCAACTGACAGTATCATCTTCTGTCCGTCTTCTTTATCAGTACCGGTACTACCATAACTACCGATAAGATCTCCAGATTCTTTAATTCTCATAAACTCTTCTACGTAGAGGTTGATCTGAGATCTCATGCGTGACTGTATATCGGTAATGACGTATAGAAATGCTTTATCATCTCCACCGTTTATCAGAGTTTTATAGTGTATAGATTTAGGTGATAAGAAATCCTGAGCACGAGCATCGATAACTGCTTTCCAGGTACCATAACGCTTGATATCGAATTTATCGGACAGAGATTCGAAAGTAGTCTGCATCACAGTTTCGTTAGGCTTGTATCTGAATCGATAGTTAACGATAGACGTAAAGAAGCGATACTGCAAGAATCTTAGTACTGACATAGCAGTATCGTATTTAAGTTTATCAGGCAGAGTACTTACTAGTACTAAGTGAGTTACCCAAATGCAGAAAATGTTAAATGGATCAGATGCTATTTTGAAGTTAGGATCGATAGCCGGTATATCACTAATGATACGTTTCATCTCCAGCTGAGTAAACCCAGCAGTGGATAAGTCACTAGACAGTTGAGATATCCCAGGAGCCAGTCCTTCTACCAGATGCCTGGTTGCTACACCGAAGATATTTTGTCCTGAGATCTTACTTTTAACTACATTAGTTACAGTATTACCTTCTACGTTAAACAGATCAAAGAATCCAGCACGATCAGCTTCCCTGAATACACAGGAATCTATACCTAGATACGGACTGGCGAATGCGTTGATGTTAGTTTTATAAGTTTCGTAACCTAATACGTAACGGATGATACTCTTGGCTAATGTAGGAGTGATAGTTATATGTAATCTCTCCGTTAAGGTATCTCTGATGGTATTAGCCATGTTAACTCCTTAAAAATCTTCTAACAAATGTTTGTAATCTGGCTTCAGAAGCAGATGAAGTATTAAGTTTATCTTCCTGGTAGTTAACCTGTGTTACAGCTAATGGCTGTACAGCAACTATCTTATCATCTAGCATAGGAGTAAGGACATCCAGTTCTCTTTGATAAGATTGCTTAAGTGGTAATACCGGATCTGCTGCAAGTAATCCCTTAAGCTCGGCTACTCTTCTACGGATAGCTATTTGATTATCTCTGGTTTTAGCATCGATGTGTTCTCCGGTAGCTGATACTGTACTGAGAACTTCACTACTATCGATGCCGTAGAGATATAAGTTCTTACCGAAAAATATCAAGTAGCATGCTAGTAATAACGAGATGACCTGATCATCATGCTTACCGTTACTGTGGTCGATACGACCGCCGCGAGTAGTAAGGTTAACTAATTCAGTGATAAGTGTTCTATCGTATACCCTGGTAGCTATGAGTTCCAGAGCTTTGAACATGACTTGTTTATAGAGTAAATTTCTGGAAGTACCTGATGCAGCACCGCCTGTTCTGTAGCCGAACATACCTCTGATATTAGCTGGTATCTCAGTATAGTTGTAGATACTGATATCTTTGTACCTATCTTCATTACGATTCTGAACTACATCGTTGTAGATACGAGTGTAAGGATTGATATTTCTTTTCTGTAATTCTTCGATAACGAAGTCAGTTATAGCGATACCTGTATTCTGACGTTCAGGAATGAACACCACTCCAGTATACTTAAGTAGGAACTTAACAATGAACCGAGCTATAGCCATAGTGTTACTGTTATTGCAACGGAAAGTAGCTACAACTGACATATCTTTGATAGACACCAAAGTAAAGGTAGTGAAGTCTTTACCGATGTTCTCAGAACTATCACAACCTAGGGCTCCTTTTACCTGAAGTATTTCTTGAGAGTTAACTTTCTCTTTAGGTATATACCAACGGATGATAAAGTCATCTATGATTTCGCAATACAGAGGTTCACGTTTAGAAGCTATAAGCTCATTACGTATTTTCTCAGGCAGTATAGCGTTGTCTGAGGAAGTTTGCCAGATGTTAAGGAAATCACGGTTGATATCATCCTGAGATGCTCCAGAGCGGGAAGCATTTTCCCTGAACCATTCATCAGTTTTACCTAGCTGTCTATAGGAGAATTCTAAGTACAGCATAGGTGCTGTACGGCTAGAAGATTTATGGATAGTAGAGATAAGTTCATCTCTATCTTTAAGATCATAGAGTGCTTCTGTGAATGGAAGAGCTGATCTTAAAAGGTTAAGAGCATAAGCGCCTTGCTTAGTTTCAGGGTTACCTGCAGTTGTAGTAAAGATGATAGGAGAAGGTAATCCAGCTTTACGAGCGTTTTGGGAAGCTGCCAACATAGCGTTGACAGCTGTGGGTACGACTATCCAATTATAGTTCATGAATGCTATTTCGTCGAAGTGTACCACAGCCATTGTGCATCCGCGGCCCAGCTTGTAAGCACCCACCTCATCGTTAGCAGATGTAAATGTTTTGTATGAGTTATGCAAAGCTGCGTAAAATAGGCCTTCCTTACGTTCTCCATCTGCAGTGGATTTAGACACCATCCACTTAGGCAGTCCGTCTCTAAGAGCTTTAAGACGAGCAACGTTATCTTGGACAAGGGCAGAATCCTTAGTGAACATGCCGATATCAAGATAAGAAAATGCTACGTACATAGCGTGGTCTATGATACACTGCATGCCGATAGTTTTACCAGTCTGACGTGGCTGAACTAGTCCTATATCGACATCGTTCATGAACGACCAGGTTAAAGCTAAATTACCTCGGTTAAGCTCGAAGGGTGTTCCATTTTCCTGACCGATGACCGGAACACGTACTACTTCTCTTAGGAAATACCAGATATTGATCTTGCACTCCTGAGAGATACGAAGCATTTGCTCAGTAGTTAGATCTTTAGACCTAGGATCTACTCCAAGCAAACTACGATCGTATAAGCTTAGAAAAAAATAATAGTTATGTATACCCATACGTTTAAGTACTAAGGCTATACGTAAGAATGATTGATTCTTAGTATTATAGTCTATGTATGGATGTTTCGCTTCTATATCTTTCATGTAGAGTATAGTACTCACAATTATACTCCTTATAGTCTTAAAATATCTATACCATTTCTTTGCAGTAAAATGACAAAAAATAAACCAGCCTGCGTTAGCAGGCTGGTTGTTCTTAAGTTAACTAAAACTTATTTTAGTCGTCCATGCCGCGAAGCTTACGAAGATTAGCACGTGCCATCTCTCTAAGCTGCTCAGGAGTGGTGTTAAAAATCAGGTCCAGATCTGGCAGCAAACTATCCTCGTCTTTCTTATGGTGAGGCTTCGAACGTGAACCATAGAGCTCATCTTCCGGATGCATCTCAACATGCTCCTGGTCATTGTGTCCGGTAAATTCATTAAAGCTACTACCAAACATACTCATAGTTTTCTCCTACGGTTAATTGACTATAATTTTGTAACCTCGATCTCTAAGCTCATTGCATACAGATCCAGTTATTAGTTCGAGCTTCTCAGCGCTAAAAACGTATTCCCCCACTATTTTCCTGACATCAGAACGGTTAAGCGATTTCTTGCGATAACAAGGATCTAGTCTTTTTATAGCATGCGGTACTATATAGGAGACGAGATGCTCATAACGCCGCCATTCGCGTTCTGCAGCAGGATTAGGATGATCAGCATGATAGCGACGAAGATCGCCTATTATCATTTCGCATGGATCGTCTGGATCGTATGACGCTTTAGACTCCTGTTCTTCTTCTTCCTTATGTCTACCACCCTCAACAATCTCTCTAGGTCGAAGACCTTCAAAATCCTCGTATTTACTAGCGAGACTAATTTCCTTAAAACGCATAGTTACCTCGCAATGGTTAATGTGAAGCTAAAACACTTTAGCTTCATCGTTTAAGTAATATATATCTGTAGGTAAAATGAAAAAAAAGAAGCCACGATGTTCTGCGGCTTCTTTGCTTAGATTGATGCTAGAGAGGAGGGTTAGTCCTTGTAATTATACTCCTTCTTGATGGCATCAATCTTTCCCCACATTTCTGCGAGCTTCTTGACCTTCCCACCGATCCTCTTCACGAACTCGTCATGAAGAGAAGTAAGGAATTCAGTAAGAAGAGGACGAGTTGTATCTGAGTCGAAGAACGTGAAGACCAACTCAGCGACGTCTTTTCGCATCGCCTCGTGGGTCTGGCAGTAAAATGCCAGAATCTCGGTGACCGCATCGAGGTCACCGGTGCTGAGACTTCCGTTCTCCTTGAAGGAGGTGGAGTCGCGCACCAGCTTCTCGGCACGCTCGTCGATAATGATATTGATGATTGCGCCGAATTCCCGATCCTTCTTCTGGGAGAAATTCTCCCAGTTCTTAAGGGCGATCTTATCGCCATAGTTAAGTTCATTGCCCATAATAACCTCCTCAGGTTATGTTAATAATAAGAGCCAGAGTCAGCTCTAGCTCCACCTATTCACCTTAATGATATATAACTGAAAAAAAATGAACTTCACGAAAGTTAGAGATCCTCCAATCAAGGAGGATCTCTAACTTATGAATATCTATTTCTTCTGTAGTTGTTTAAGGAATAACGGCATATGTAGTTCTCGGTCTATTTCGTTGGACATGTTTCCATAGAATCTACAGAAAGTGAGGAATACGATAACATTATAACGGGCACTTTTCATTGCGTTTGCTAAACTTTCAGCAAAGACGGTTGGAAGATCGTTCGTATTTCTAATATCTTTTATAATTTTTCTAACGTCCGAAGCGGTTCCTACTAATGCGTCATATGTGCCATCTATATCGTTCCAGTCAGTTTTTACCTGTGCACCATACTCCTTTACTTTGTTTAGAAGTTCATTGAAATCTGCTGTGTTATCGCCAATGTCTTTTTTAGGGTATATTATACTTCCGTCTTTGGTTAATTTATTAAACGACTGAAAACTTTGGCAGATATTTGCGTAAGATGATGCTAATTCGTCTTTGTAGGTTTGTAGATTGGAAGCTTCATGAGTATCTTTTTTAAGATACTGCCCCGCAACCACACAGATATTGTGCACGGTTCGTTGGGATTCTTTTACGTCCTCTTTTAATAGCTTAATTAGTTTATTTATCTTATCACGAGTTTCTTGAGCAAAGAAAAAACGGCAAACTCTCATTCTAGATATATCTATTGGATGCAGATCTGAATATTTTTCTCTTATCTCTCGAACAGTTTTTTCCAGATCTGCTATTTTAGCTATACCGAATTTCATAATACGACTGCGAAGATTCGCAGCTTTTTCAACTATCCAATCCCAGATATTTAGAATAAGATTTTTAATCTTAGTCCAAAATCCAATTTTCTCATCTTCCATAGCAGCTATGAAAGCTTGAGAGTATTTACTGCTAGGGCTTCCTTCTGCCGGCATAGATTCGCAAGAAGGAAATCTTATATTGCAAACTTGGTCAAGAGCACCGTGATCGTTGTACAGAGCTACGAAAGTTCTATCTATGCCAAATTGTTTAACATGAGTATATAACTTACTCATCTGTACAAGCATTTGAGCTTGTATCTCAGAATCCTTAGCCTCAGAGTTAGCATCTGCTACATCAGAAGCTATCTCAGCAGACTGATCCGCAGCTGCTACCGCATCATCTTCAGGAGTAGTAACATTGTTGTTGATCTCAACATCATCATCAAGGTATGCTTCCATACCCTGAAACAGGTAATTGAATGCCATAAGTTATCACCTACGCGTGTAAAGAAGCTAAGAAATCATCGAAGGATTTAGTTAATACTTCGATACCGTTAGTTTCATGATTGAAGAAGATTACTCCATCATCTTGAATACAGAAGAAGTTGCCGAAGGGATCTAGACCGAACGGAAAGTAATTAAGTCTGCTCCCGCTTACGTCCAGTATAGACTGGATAGCAGTATATACATTGTCTGCGTCATTTTCATTAAAAGACAGTAACCCGCCAAATAGATAGACGTTACCAGAAGGAGCATCTATCTTGTTAGGCTTGCATATACCGCCATTGTACTTCAGGATACAAGCTTTAAGGCTTTCAGGAAGCGCAAAATGATATTCACGTTCCAGTTTATCAACAGCTGATTTATCCTTAAGTCTTTGTACAGCTTTCCAGGTAAGGTCTTCGCTATCTGCGCTTATGCGCTGCATAAGGGGGTTTCTGAAATACATAGTCATGTAATTAAATCTCCTAGGTACAAGATTTGTCTATATAATTTTAGACAAATGACTAAATATCAGATGATATCGTTTGAAATTCTATGACCGCAATGCACTAAACATTAAAGGTAACGCGTTATGACTAAAGAAACCATATATGGGTTTGTGCTGGACAGTGCTGCCAGACTTAAATCTAACCTGGATACGCCATCCGGTGCTGATCAAGGCATAGGCGTACTGGTTGGTGAGTCCTACAACTATCTCATCAACAAAACACGTCTTACTGATAACAGAGTATCTAGACTTACTACAGCTGATGATAAGTCTATAGTTGGATCATTAGAGATCATCTACGATAAAGATCGTGTACCCAGTAAGTCTATACCTAATTTAACTAATGCTCAACAATCTGCTGTTTTTGCTATTCTGGAACGTATCTATACTCAGGATATGGATAGCCAAGAACAGATAGAAACTATTCTTACTACTGATGAGTCTTATACTGGTTATGTTCCTGGTTCTTATTTTACCAGTACTGAGTATGTTACTGCTAGGTTAAATCTGTCAGATGGTACAGCCAGACTCTTTAAGTTTGCTAACTGGATAGAGTTTGAGTTTATTACAAACGAAGCAGATTTAGTGTTCCATCTCTGGATCTCCAATAAAGCTTTCAGTACTCAGTATCCTTACGTTACTATAACTTCCGTTATAGCTCCGTATGATCTTACTGTACTTACTGATCCAGCTACTCTTATCCAGCAGGGTGTACTCAGTATTCTTCAGAATAGTCCGGCTTATGTTTTCAGTAAGACTAATGTCGAGACTATGCTCCGTGATCAGAATGGTATCTACACTTTCAATACTACTTACGTAGTAGATAGTAGAACCAGTATCACTATTCCATTCGCTCTGTCTTATTGCGGAGCTAAGACTCCTAGTTCATTAGACTGCCGTGCAGCTATCAGAAACTACTTAGAGAGTAATACGGAGTTATCCCCGGATGACCTCAAGATCCTGTTTCCTGATGTCTATGTTAACTGTAGGTTCTATATCGTACCTATCTACGATAAGTATACTTCTAGAGCAGGGAAGGACTACTATCCTAGTGTATGGAATCTAAGTGCACTAGAAGATATCGCACGTAAGGTTTATGGGAACTACACCGAAGAATTCAGGAAAACTTATCTGGAAGCCTTAACTAACGCTCAGAGTAAAATGCTGCTCTTAGTATTACCTGATCCTAACAACAATGAACTCTTTTCTGTGCGTAAAGCTCATCCTACTTATCAGGACTATAGCTCGCAGGAACCTGGGTTCAAGTATATGGATGGTACTACTCAGGAGTTCTCTATTAAGCTTAATGAAGCTATGGCTATAGTTAATGGAGTAGCTGCAACTGGTCGCTATCAGCAGACTGAATCTGGTGGCAGTACTTATCTAGTATTTGCTCAGGATACTGCAGAGTACTTAGTAATGACTCGCGACTCGTATGAGAGCATTGTAAGTAATACTTAAGAGGTAAGTGTATATGCCCAGCATGATTATACCTACTCCAGGAGCTATATATAACTTTATCTTTATCGATGGATACGATAAGTTTAATGGCGTATACAAAGTAGTCAAGGTCATGACTTATGATGAGTACCTTGATGACGGTGGTAAATTAGTTGATGATTGGTTTAAGCCCAATGATAAGACCGAGGATGACATGCAGCAGCTGCTGCCTGATATTCGGGCTGCTAAGATGCTTAAGTTGACTCAGCCTGACTATGACGATGTCAGTACCACTATTTACGCATCGATGTACTTTGTAGCAGAGACACCTGACTTCAATGTATCTAAGTATTATAAGTTCGGTATGATTTCTACTATAGGTGTTACTAAAGATCCTACCTTACTTAATTTCATGAAGAAGACATTTACTGAAATAGTAGAAGCTACATACGGTATAACTCCAGATGTTAACTTCGTTACTATTAAGGAAGAGTGGCTTACTGATAGCCAGTACAGCCAATTACTGGCAGACAGAGATAAAGATAAGCTAAAGATTATTAACTATTATTCAGAAAATCTCAGACTGCAGAAACAGTTATCTCAGGCTAATACAGCTATTAAAGAGTATGAGAAACTGATAGCTAATCTGCAGTCCCAGTTATCATCATCCAGTGGGGGTTAGTAAATGAGTAATCTGACTATGGACCTTACCGGTTCATTATCTAACTACGCTGAAAGTAATAAAATTTATCGTATATTCAAATACGGGCAGATAGTTGATTTTGGAGCTACCGTCTTTGTAGATAGTATACATGTATACATTATCTCAGGTGGCGTATCCAATCAGGAACTGGTATTCGATACAGACTATGAAGTTACTGAGGAGCTAACCGCTACTTGTGATAACGATATGTCTGGAGCTAAGCTTATCGATCCCAGTTTCAATAAGACGCTCTGCTCTGGTATCAAGATGCTTAAAGGTGTAACTGCCGGTACTACGTACACTATAGCTGTATCGTACCAGAGGTTATACCCTAACCAGATAAAGACAGCTTACTTTCACAACGAACCGTTAAATATAACACCTGAGCTTATGCTTGATGTGATTAAATCCATTGAGCAGCTTAAGGTATTGAATAATGACGTTACTGACGTTATGACAGTTGGTGCTAACGATGGCATCCTTTTCGAATTGGATGAGTCTTGTACTAACCCTAATAATGAAGTGACTGATGAGGAACACACTATCGATGTTCCGAATAAGAAGTTCGTTATTCAGCCTAAAGGTGGACCGTTCTACTACGACAGTGTAGTAGTCAAGCATCCTGATTCAAATACTACATTAACATTAGGTACTGACTACTTCATCGCTGGTATGAATGAGTCCAGAACCAAATCAACTTCGTATACATCTCCGGTATATAACTTCATCCTGATAGCTGCTCCTATCACCGGTACTGTAACAGTTTCTTATCACGCCTATGGTGGTGATGTTACTGTTGATAACTATCGTGAGATGCTTAAGCAGACTTATAACGTTATCAACTACCTTAATGAAGCGAAGACAGTTACTGAGGATACGCTCGGTACTACTGAAATCATGAGTTCGCTATTCAGACGTATCGAAACATTGGAGAGCAACATGAGAAGATTACAGGGAGTTCCGTCATACGGAGACGTCAGTAACGGTAAATGCACATATATGAAGATATACTCACCTAAGAGTGGTCTTCATTGGTACACTATCGCTAGTCTGTATAAGGTAGCAGGTACTGATACCTCACCTTGCACAGCAGATACTTTTACTTTTAGGTTACAAACTGATCAAAGTCATATTCAGTTTACTGCAGCAGTATCAGTAGATCTGAATAATAATGAAAATGATAGAGTAAATATCAATGTCATCTCTGAGAACTATCCCCGTGGATATGTTCCTTTTGTAGATTACGGTAAAGTAGACTTAGCTATACAGCCTCAGTTACGTGTAGTTTGGGATGAAGATGGCGATGCTACTGGAGCATACTTACAGCTTGGATTTGAGCTAAAGAATATGGTTCAGGAAACATTAGCTATCGAAGACCTTTCGGGTAATGAAGGCTGCTGGAAGCTAGTAGATGAGACTACTCAGGTAACCACTCCTAAGGATAGTGAATTCTTACTTCCTAATGGAACCTCTACCTGGAGTGATCTCCTCGATGCTTCTAAGCAGGAATCTATGTTAGTACCGTTCCGTAAAGGACATATCGCTTGGGCAGGTACTAAAGCTCTTAACCGTCCGGTTGAGGGTTGGCAGTATTTTGAGATAAGCGATAACTTACTGATAGACCAGAGCTGCAACATCAGGAAGTTTACTGGTATTAAGTTAGACGTAGAAGAAGTTAATGGATTCCAGTTCCCGGTTATCATCAGGTTCAATCAGGGTTCTGAGGTACTGAAGGGTCATGCCTCTTTCACTCATCAGGATAGACCCGCATATGTTAATGCTGAGATATACAGGAACAAAGAAGATAAGATCGTTATCAGATTGAACTATGACATCACTGCAGGTACAACTTCTAATGAACTTGATCTGAGGGATATAGTTATACTTCTTGACTGAACAAAAAATTAAAAAAAATAAGCAGGCGGACTCTCACGAGTGCGCCTGCCCTTTCTTTATCTGTGGGGCTAAGCTTACTTAGCTGCAGCTACCTCACAGATTTCTCTGGACTGCCTTATGGTTTTTCCGCATAGTTCCATCCAGTACTTCTGGAACTCTGCAGAAATCTTAGTTCCGTACGAGAGCTTGCTCTCATTAAAGACCTTTAACAGGTCCTCTAAGAGAGCCCTCTGTACGGTTAAGGCGGCTACAAACTCATCGCCGAGATGTTCTTCGGCAATGGTATAATACCATTCTTCCCTTTCTGCAAACTTCTCAAGCACAGCTGACTTAAATGCAGTCAGCTGTTCTTCCTTGCAGCTGGTAAAGGTCCGTGCTACAGCTACGTAGCACTTACCAATTAATTCAAGAGCTGCAAGGAAGAAAGTTACAAAAATGTTAGTGTTAATGTCCATAATAGCCTCCTTTGGCTACGATGTTAAAATTACGGAGCTGAATATTGCTTCAGCTCCACCTGTTCATCTTAATAATATATAAGTAAAAAGAAATGAGCTTCGTAAAAAGAGTCCATGGTAGACGCCTAAGCGCCTACCTGGACTCCCTATTAGTTAGAACTTAATAACTTCTACTTATTCTGACGAGTGCATCTCTGCATCTTTCTCATGACGAATACACCGTCTGTATCCAGACCGCCTATGTAAGGCGTATCTATCGTACTATTATCCTCCCTGATAACTACGTTAGCATAACCGTGACGACTTACAGTCATAGCCAGCGGTGCAGCATAAGACGAATGCCTATCCATCAGTTTGATACCGAAATCATTAGTTCCATTAACCTTAGGCTTAGTCTCAAGTTTCAGGTTGGAAATGACGATAGTGGTATTATAAGTCAGAACGAAGATGCTTCTGACAGCTGCATCTACTTTCTTCTTAAGTTCTTCATTAGCTACGTTGACAGTACCAAGCAGTCTGATGGGTGCTCCATCTACTGACAGGCCGTTAGTGCTGTTAACTACTATCAGCTGAGCATCAGCCTGGTTAGCAGGATCAAGATAACCCTTATATCCTTTAACCTTCAGTGACCAGATGGAGAAGATAGATGACATAAGGCTGGTATACATAGCTTTGCAATACTTATACTCATCCTTGGCCTTGAGTTCTTTAAGGAAATCGCTTTCCATGTTAAGTGCCCATTCCATCTCAGAGATGTTCTTGACAGGAGCAGGTGATGTATACCCTTCTACAGTCATGCCGCCAAGACTGATTACGAACTGATGATTGAACAGATCGAGAACCAGACTTGAGATACCTTCATAGAACGTGTTGGTAGAGTAAGTTATCTTACGCAGCACATCCATACCTATCTTCATGACATCCTTGAAACCCTGGATACCGGTCTTGCTGGCATCATCTACCTCACTATCGATAAGCCTCTGAATGGCAGTGTACTCATTCTTGGCTGTCTCGAACGGAAGACGGATGATGTGCTCCATCTTAGCCTTGATGTTGTAGACTGAATCGGTCTTCGTTGCCTCCTTGTGGTTAGCTGTTATGTCTGCAACTGCCTGAGCGATAGACTCAACTGGAACATCGATCTCAAGATCTGCAGTAACGACCTTGGATTCCGCAGGAGGAGTCATAGTGTCTTCGGGTTTATGCTGGATAGTCATACTGCCGATAAGACGACGTACCTTATCGTTGATACGTTCTCTAGCTACAGTTATCCAATCATCTGCTGGTTCAGTACCGCTATCCCCAAACAGATCCTTAGCTAACTGGTCACTCTCGCTGTAATCGATAGCTGGAGGCGCAGGAACCCAACTGTCGCCAGGCCGGGCAACCGGTCTAGGAGCAGGCTGCGGTGCTGGCTGAGGCCGAGCGATGTTCTCCGGCTTGATTGGTGTAGCGGTAGTTGTTGGCGGTTCGCTGTTGTAAGTCGGGTTAGTTACACTAGGCCTCTGAAACGGACTAAGAGTTTCAGAAGCAGTCTGCTGTCCCTGACCGCCATACATACGTCTGATGTCAGCTTCTAACTCGGCGCTTGCGTTCCTGGCTGGAGCTGACTGCTGCGGAGTAAATCCCTGAGTAGCATAGCCAGGCTGAGGCGCAAATCCCTGAGTTATATAGCCAGTATTCATCTGGTTGTAACCCTGCTGCGGAATGAATCCCTGAGTAACGTACCCCTGCTGAGGTGCAAAACCCTGAACTGCATACTCTGCCTGCGGTGCGAAGCCCTGCTGACCTCCGAACCCCATCCGATCGAATACGCCTATGCTGCCACCCTGGATGTTATTACCATACATAGGAGGCTGCGGCATAAATCCCTGGTTCTGAGGAATGCCTCTAATATTCATTCCGGCATTAGCCAGCGTGTTGCTGTAATACTGGATCGTGTTGTTAAGCCAGTTGTTCAGTTCCTGATCACTGCAAACCCGTCTGCCAAAAGTTCTGACAAGATTCTCTGGCCAAACGGTGTTAGCATCTCTGGTAAGTAAATCAGCTATTTTGCTAGCTGCCTGCGGGTTAAGACGTCCCTGAGCGATGTAAGCCTGAAGGAGCGGTCTGACCATACCAGCCACTCTGGTCATGTTGCTGTTAACCGGATCTGCCTGCTGATAGGTAGGTTGAAATCCATTGTACGTCGGCTGAGGTGCCGACTGAGGCTGCTCCGGTATCGGAGCCTTACCGGCATAGTTAAACTGCTGGTTAGTATCTGTTACAAATCCCATATGCATATGTCCGTCGAAAATGGTTCGCTAAAGCGGAACAAGGAGATTGCTTAGTCCCTTGATCTGATCGTACCAAGGCATCTTGGATTCATCAAAACATCCATCCTCATCTATCTGAGCGAATGGATTGATGTCTCCAGCTACTCCCGGATTGGAGGTACTTATCGAGAGTATACTTTCAATGGCTACGAATGAAGGTGAGAACTGATGCTCCTTGTGGTTAATTGTGTTGCTATCGTTTCCTTTCTTAGATCCTTTAGCTGATCTGGATTGGAGTAATTTGTGACATAGCTGATTGAATAGCATGTCATCGTTGTAGGCCTCAGTACCGGTAGCTATACTTTCGTCCTTGTAGATATCATTGATACTAGTTGGCTTGATGCGTAACGCATCTGCTATGTTCTTAGGTTTAAGCTCCTTACCTCTAGACACTCTGTAGATTTTGTTGAACAGATTAGAAGTAATACAATCCCGTAACAACTTATCCACATTACCAAGTTTCTTCTCAAACAGATCATTCGGACTGTAACCAGCCAGATATGTATCTATATTGAAGAAGACAAAGATGAATAACTCAAAGATGTTCCTGATAGTGATGTTGTAATCTCGTTTGAACTCGGCACTTGACGCTGCATCGATATAGGTGTTCAGTGAACGAAGATGAGACTCACCGTGCCCATAAGCTTGGGGTAATGAGTATTTCTCTCCGTAGATGATCCTGCCTATCAATGCAATGTACAAGTCTTTGTTAGAGAGACTATCGAACTTTTTATCTCCATATCCGGTAATATCCTTAGCAGCGATTCTAAAGATATATACCAGTGATGCCACTACTCTCTTACAAACAGTACTAGCAAATGCGTCAGTTTCACACTTAACATAAATGCCAGGTATAGCTTGGAAGTAGAGATGATCCTCGTCGTCCATATCAGCAGTCTGACAAACGGTTACACAACCGCTTGGAACAAACTTGTTGATACCTTCAGTAAGACCGTATGTTGCCAGGATGTACAAAACGAGAGGAGTACGCTGATACTTCTTCTTCGTATTTGTCTTGTAGTGTGCCTTACAAGTGATGTACTTTACAGAAGTTTCTTTACCGTGGATGTCCTTAAGTACTATCTCCTCATTTCTCCAGAAATGGAGAGGAGATCTCATAACCCTCATGATGATCCCATCACCAGTAGCTAGTCTTACAATCTTGTCGCACAGAACGTGCTTGACTGCATAGATTTTGCCATTCATGATGAGTCCGTTGTTGATCCAGTAGGGAAGATAGAGTTCAGTGGTATACGGCTCGCCATTGATTTCGAACGCACACTCTACGAGCATTCGTTCGTCACGCTCTATGCTTATCTTCTCCTTACCAAGACCTTTGTTAGTCTCATACTTGACCTGCTCGACGGGCCCCAGAACTCTAGAGCCCTTGTAAGTTACAACTGTAGTCGGCTGCTCAACGAACGTGTCGATAGACATGCCGTATGAGTTGATACTGTTGTTCTGTCGTGCATCCTCAAGGGTGTCGTTAATGTACTCAACTGCGTGGGCAAAGACTTTATCCACGTAGTCACGGCACCCGTTGATCAGGTTCTTGTTGTAGTCAAGTAGCAGTTTGTCATTAAACTGCGGCAGCTTGCGATCGATGTCGTCGATAACTTCCTTTAAGCTCATTCTAACTCCTAGGATTAGTTAAGTTAAGCTTCATATTCTATACATCGTTTATTTAATAAATAACGAGTAAGTCTACTCCCATTATCAAGTGGCTACCCTGATATCGGAATATTCAGCACAGTGGCTACCCATGCTGCTTCTTCTTACATCAGAGAGTACTTTCCTCGTCAAGTGGCTACCCCGACCAAGAAAAGACTCTCCTAGTTACCTACCAAATAAACGTTACTCAATTATCCAGTTTTAGCTAAAAGCGTAAAGATTGATGCTGCAGTAGTAATGATTGCCCCTAATGCCTTAGCGGCTGTTGCTATATATTCCCACCATTTGTTCCTGTTAGAGTTTTTCTGTTTCTCCTGTTCCTCTTCGACCTTCTTCCGTCGAAGTTCTTCCTCGTATCGCCTACAGCGTTCTTCGCTTTCAGCCTTCTGTCGTGCTGCTTCGGCTTCCGCCTGTCGCATGCGTTCCTTGTACCTTCGTTCTTCCTCTTCTTCCCTCAGTTTAGCTTTACGCAGATCTTCTTCGTATCTACGAACTCGATCTTCGTGTTCCTGTCGTTCACGTTCCTCACGCAGTTTGGCCTGCCTGAGATCTTCGTCATATCGCCTTGAACGTTCGTCGTTCTCAGCTTTTAGTCGTTCAGTTTCAGCTTTGAGCCTAGCAGCGTCTTCATCGTACCTCCGCATACGCTCCTCATGCTCTTGCTTGCTCCTAGTGGCTGACTCCTCTGCCTGGCGGATACGGGCATCGGCTTCTAGCTGTATTTGTTTAGTTTCTGCTTCTTTAGCGGCTATAGCTTCTTTACGTTCGAGCATATTCTGCTCGAACGTCTTCTTAGCATTTTCGTTAACTTCATCTAACTGAGTCTTGTAGGTATCGTGTTCTTTTTGAAGTAAGCTGTAGCGTGTCCGCTCGGTCTTAAGTTCTGTTTCGTATTGAGTGATCTTAGCGTTGGCTTCTTCTAGTGCTTTAGCGATTCGGTCATTAACCTCAGATTCGGTTAGAAGTTTAGATCTATCGTTTTGTATTTTCATTAGCCGTTTATATACGGCATCTTTATTCACCCCCCAAATACAGAATGAATTTTCTACAGGCTCTGCCAAATCGGTAAATCCTGTAGACGTAAGCATACTGTATTTTAAGATATCCCCTGATCCATTAGATACATAAATATCAAGTGATTCATTTGCAGTGAAGTCATGACCGACTTTGGCCGTACAAATAGAATCATTGATGATTAGATATATCTGGTTGATAGACGTATTGTGGCTATTAGCTATTACGTACAACGGTGCTGCTCCAGAAGTACCTTCCGGTGTTCTTCTCAGTGCACTCGCTACGTAGTTGGATATTGAGTTGTGTAAACCTGGATGTGCCCGTCTCAGTACATCTAGGCTACTGTTGAAAGATATCACAAAACCAAATTCAGCAACGTAGTACGGGGTATCGATGTATTCTCCGTTACTGTTTACTTTGCCTAGTTTATCATTACTGATAAAGATATCAACCAACGTCCGGTCTTTCTTGTCAGCGACCCCTCGAGTGTTACCACTTTCATCAGGATCGTTTCGCCCTTTCCGAATAAACTGGATCTGTACTCCGGCGTTATTCAGACGCTGCCCGAATTCATCTGTGTACTGTCCCAAATATGGGATCTTGCTAACCTCACCGGTGCCATGAAGCATATACAGAGTTTTTCCAGTGAAGTTGTTGATACCGAATTCAGCATGGTAGACCAAGTAGTTTTGAACGATAGGTATCGACTGCTTAGTCTCCTTGCGAATTACAGACGAATCCTGATTTTTACTCACATTACTGTTTCCTCCTATGCAAGAACCTATTATTGCTCCAAGATAGTAATATATATCTGAAGGACTAATGAACGAAAAAGCCTGTTCTCCATTAAGGAGAACAGGCCTGCGTTCAGTTAAAGTTGAATATTACTAAGTTGATGTGATAGCGCATAGAGTTTATTACTAGAAATATCGTCAAGTTTATCCTGAAGTATAGCAAAATCTCTATTCATTTTACCATCTTTGAGTATCTCATACCAGGTAGCAGGGTTAACGATGTTGTCCACTACGTTACCCATAGCTTCAAGAAGTCCGGTATGCTCAATAGGCTTAATACTATCCAGTTGTTTCTCGGCATTATTAAGTTCATTGAGCAGTGTATCACAAAGAGCGGAAGGAATCTTCTCTTCTTTGAATCTTTGTTTCATATTCTGAACTATACGTCTGGCACGATAGAACTGATCTTCATAGGTATGAACTTTTCTGAATTTGTTTAGCAGATCTATCTTAGTATTTGCCCAGATGAATAGCGATACGATATTACCGGCAGTACTGCTGTACGCAATGAATGGTCCTAAACTGGGAGTTATCTTAGCATAAGCAAACGATTTCTTAATCTTATTTAGTCCAGAGATAAGATAAGAACCGTAGCCCTGTCTGGTAGAGAACTCATCAGCCCAACGCTCTTCGAGGAATGCATTATTCCAGGTATTTTTTCTATCTGAATCCTTGAAAGCATTAACTTCGTTATAATCTTTTTCAACTAGATCCAGTGTTACTGCATTAGTCACAAAGAGCATTAACCCAGCTGTTACTGTAACCAGTCCGTGAATAACAACGTTAACAGCTGAGAGAATAATATCCTTGATATTTGAGAATACGCTGCTGGTAGGAGAACTGCAAGTTATCTTTCGCATCTTGGATATAAGATTTGCTAGAAATCCAGTTACAGCTATAGCTGTTCCTATAGTCACTACATCAAGTTTATTCTCTTTCTTAAGTTCAGTTATTTTAGTCTGGACAGCAGGAAGTACTTTCTTATCAATAGTATTGACGATATTGTCTGCTTCTTCTAATGATTCAGCTTTAGTATTAACTGCACAGTTCTTGATACGTTCAGTGACCACATAGAAATCAGCAGCATGCTCTACAGTAGCCATGATGTGCCCGAATTCGTGTAATATGCAAGCAGTTATTTCTTTAGCAGTAAAGGGTTTAGCTATATTGTTAGGTACAAATTCCTCTAGAAGGAATAGCGTATTAGCATCTATGCCCATCTCAGTTACGTATATGTCAAGAGATTTAAGATTAAATAATTTTAGTATCGTACTCTCTGACATTTGGGTAGATTTCATCTTACCGTTTTTAAGGTCTATATACTTAGCTAGTTCAGCGAATAGATTAACTAACGCTATACCTTTACCTCCTAACTGCTGTGGGGCTGGGGCTACAGCTCCAGTGGCATGCCTGCTGTTTATAGCCATACCGAAATTCATACCGGAGATGTTACAGCATGAATAGATATTATCGGAAATATCTCTTTCAGGGCCGCCATATACACACATCTTACGTATACAGATATTAAGATCATCACGAGCTATTTTAACAAAATCAGTCATTCTGCTGGCAACATATTCGCAAGTCTTTTTGATTTTATAATAGCGTCTTTCACCATCGCTAGGACCACATTTGGAATAGTCGATAGTTTGCTTGAAATCCAAAATAGATTGAAAGAAAGCTTCTAAGTCTTTACCTATCTTAGAGTTGTTCTGGAAGTCGATAGCTTCCATACCTGGAAATAATGCATTAAAGTCGAATGGCATGATCGATACCTTAATAGTTATTTAGCCTATTTCATTGCGAGAAGATGCAACCCTCTAGAGGGCTGCATCTTGATATTGATAA